TAGAGCTGATCAAAAATAAGGCCGGAACCGATTTGTCAGGCATTGGCAAGGAGCTTTTAGGAAAGACGAAAAATCAGGATCGGGCGAATTTTGGCGGCTACGCCGATATTTCGTTGGTGGTTCGCACTGCCAGTGGCGTTCTGGCAGAGGTGCAAATCAACGTGCCTGCGATGATGGCCGTCAAAGATGAGCAGGGGCACAAGCTTTATGAGGCTGCGCGCTCACAACCGAAAGGCAGTGAGTCGGCTAAATCCATTGACCTGGTGATGATGCAGGTTTATGACGAGGTGTTCAAGGTGGCAAGCGAAGCGGCGAGCCGCGCCCGTCCTTTGGCTCGCGACGCCGACAAAGCGGGCCAAAGTCTGCGACTCTCTGCTACCGACGCCAAGAATCCGGCTGGGTCAGAGTTGATGCAGATGCCGCCTTCTGGGGCTTCGGTCATGGATGGGCGTGCCTCAAGCGACTCCCCATCTTCTGACAGCATGAGCCAGTTGCCGTCCGGAAACTCTACAAAATCATCACCTGAAAATGTAGGTACAAACCGGCAACCTGGGGGAAAAGATTCTGGAACTCTCATATCAACACCTCGCAGCGCTAGTGTAGCGCAAAAAACCAAAAATGGTTATAGTCAAGACTCGCTCTTTGGAGAAGGCAATGGGAATGATACAGACGGTGCTCGCGGCACTCAAGGACAAGGCGCCAGCGCTGCACCAGCAGCTGACGGACAAGGGCGAGCTCAAGGCCTACGCGGCGGGGCTGGCAGAGCAGATCAGCTCGGAGGCGGTGGACCTGACTCAAAAGCAGCGACTGCGGGAGAAGTGGGACAAGCTGGGGCCGATGGAGTGCGCAGCCAAAATGAAGATGGCGCACGCGCTGAATCTGGAAACGGTGATGGCCGACTTGCTGGAGTTCCCGCAGGACGAGACATCCCCGCAAAATCGGGACTGAATTACGAGTTCGGCCCGCAAGACCTGACCTATGACGGAAGCTGGGCCAAAAAAGGCGCGCAAAACCTCGATGCGGTTGAGCTGCTGAAGAAGTTGCAGACGGAGGGGCGGCAAGCCTCGCGCGCTGAGCAGCAAGTTCTGGCGCGCTTTACCGGCTGGGGTGCCGGTGAGCTGGCCAACAACCTATTTGGCCCCAAGCTGGACCAGCAGGCGATTGCACTGGAAGCCTACAAGGTCGCAGTCAAGGCCTTTGATGCCAACGGCGGCCAGCCACTTCTGCAGAATAGAACCGGCTTCTACAACGCCTTTCAGGTGTTGCAGGCCGCTAGCAAAAGCAAGGCGCCGCTGGAATACTACACATTCCGCACCATCAGCCGCGAACAATTGGATGCTGCCCGGCCGGATGCAGCCACACTGCGCTGGCTTGATTTGCGTGACCGCCTGAAGGCTGCATTGACGTCGGATGAGTGGGCCGAAGCCTCGCGCTCGACGCAGTACGCGCACTACACCAGCAAGGCCGTGGTGCAGTCGATGTGGCGTGCTATGGAGCGCATGGGCTTCAAGGGCGGGTCTATTCTGGAGCCTGGCGCCGGTATTGGCGTGTTCCCGGGCTTGATGCCATCAGCCATGGCCAACAACTCGGTTTACACCGGGATTGAGTTCGACGGCATCACGGGCGGCATCCTCAAGCAGCTGTTCCCGGATGAGCGCATCCTGGTCGAGTCGTTTGTTGATTCCAAGCTGCCCAAAAACTTCTATGACGTGGCTGCTGGCAACCCACCGTTCTCGGGTACCAAGATTCTGGGTGACCCAGAATATGCCAAGTTGTCGCTGAGCCTGCATGATTACTTCTTTGCAAAGTCGCTGGACCGGGTGAAGCCGGGCGGCCTGGTGATGTTCGTCACCAGTCGTTACACCATGGACAAGCTGAGCGACAAGGCGCGTAGCTTCATGGCTGAACGGGCAGACCTGGTGGGGGCGATCCGCTTGCCGCAAACTGCCTTCAAGCAAAACGCCGGTACCGATGTCGTCACCGATGTGATTTTCTTGCGCAAGAAGGTCGCCGGTGAAGCCTTTGCCCACGGGCAGGACTGGCTAAAAACTGGAAGTGTCAGCACGCCCGAGGGCCCGGCGCTGATCAATGAATACTTCGTGGCGCACCCTGAAATGGTGCTGGGCAAGCACAGCATGACCGGCAAGATGCAAAACAGCCCTGACCCGCAGTACACCGTGCTGGCGCTGGCTGGCGACATCGAGGCCCACTTTGCCAAGGCGGTGGAAAACCTGCCGGCTGATATTTACCGGGCGGACCGGGGATCGTCGGCTGAAGCGGCCCAAGTGCGCGAGATTGACTTCAATCCCAAGGCGCAAAAAGAGGGGAACTATTACGTCACCGATGCGGGTGTTCTGATGGTGCGCGAGGGCGGTGTCGGGGTCCGTGCGGACGATGTGCCCGCCAAAGACCGGGCCATGGTGGCCGATTTTGTGCCGTTGCGTGATGCCTTGAAACAGGCGCACTACGACCAGCTCAATGATGGCGACTGGCAGCAAAGCCTGAGCAAACTGCAAACTGCATACGCTGGCTTCGTCCAAAAGCACGGCCATATCAACCAGTTCACCAGCAAGACGGTCAAAACAACCTCTGTTGACGAGGAAACCGGTGAGTCTTACGCGGACGAGGAAGTCCGGCGCAGCTACACACTGCTTAAGAAAATCGAGAATGACCCCGACTGGACCCTGGCGGCGGCGCTGGAAAACGTCAACGACGACACGGGCGCGATAACTCCCAGTCCATTCCTGAGCGAGCGCGTTCTGGGTAAGCCAATGGTGGCCAGCGTCAGCACGCCCACCGATGCACTGCTGTCAGTGCTCAATGACGTGGGCAATGTGGACATGCCAACGATTGCGCAGCGCCTGCACCTATCAGAGCCGGAGGCGATTGAAGCGCTTGGCTCGGCGGTCTACAACGACCCCGAAGGCAGCTGGGTGACGGCGGATGAGTACCTGAGCGGCAACGTCAAAAAGAAACTGGAGCACGCGCGGGCGGTTGCCAAGACCGATAAGAGCTTTGAGCGCAATGTGAATGCACTGGAGGCAGCACAACCCGAAGCCAAGACCCCAAGCCAGATCAATGCCAGCCTGGGCATGAATTGGATCCCCGGTAGCGTCTATCAGCAGTTCCTGGAGGATACGGCGGGCGTGACTGCGCGGGTGGAGTGGAATGCGCGCACCAAACAATGGATCGTGCAGGAAAGCGCTGGTGGCTCCACCATGTTGGCCACTGCCGACTGGGGCACTGATCGGCGCAACATCACCCAACTGCTGGACCATGCCCTGACCGGGCGCAAGATTCGCATTGAAACCACCACCGGAAGCGGATCGGACAAGGTAACGGCATTTGACCCGGCCGCCACCGAAGCGGCCAATGCCAAGCTGGCGGCGCTGCAAAACGAGTTTCAAGCCTGGATTTGGCGTGATGGCGCCCGCTCTGACGTGTTGGTGCGTGAGTTCAATGACAAATTCAACACCACGGTACCGCGTTCGTTTGACGGACGTCACCTGCAGCTGCCTGGCACATCCAAGCGCTGGAGTGTGTTTGACCATGTGAAGCGCGGCGCCTGGCGCATCATCCAGCGCGGCAATACCTACCTGGCGCATGCAGTGGGCTCGGGCAAGACATTTCAGATGGTGATCAGTGCCATGGAGCAAAAGCGCCTGGGGCTGATCAAGAAACCCATGATGGTGGTGCCCAATCACATGCTGCAGCAGTTTGCCCGCGAATGGCAAGACCTGTACCCAGCGGCCCGCCTGATGGTGGCCGATGAAAACAACTTCCACACCGACAATCGGCGGCGCTTTGTCTCGCGTGTGGCACTGTCGGACCTGGACGGCGTGATCATCACGCAGTCGGCTTTCAAGATTCTGGACCTTGACCCTGAATTCAAGAAGAAGATGATTCAGGAGCAGCTGGACTACATGCGCGCGGCGCTGGAAGAAGCTGGCGGTGAGCCTGACCGGTTGCGCCTGGTGCAGGATGGCGCCAAAAAGAACGGCGACCCGATTTACAAGCTGGAAGGCGGCGGCAAGAGCAAAGACCCCCGCATCAAGCAAATCGAGAAGCAAATCGAGAACATGGAGCAAAAGCTGATGGCCGCCACCTCGGGTGTTGGCAAGGATCAGAACGCGCGCTTTGACGAGCTAGGCGTTGACATGCTGTATGTGGACGAGGCGCACAACTACCGTAAGCTCGATTTCACGACCAACCGAGAGGTGAAGGGCATCACACCGCAGGGCTCGGGCCAAGCGTTTGACCTTTACATGAAGTCGCGTTACCTGGAAGAGAAGACGCCGGGGCGCTCGCTGGTGATGGCCAGTGGCACGCCTGTGACCAATACCGTGGCTGAGCTCTACACGGTGCAGAAGTTCATGGACCGTCAGGCGCTGATCGACCGTGGACTGGAGGACTTTGATTCCTGGGCGGCCATGTTCGGGCGTGAGAAAACGGCGCTGGAGCCCAACGCGGCCGGAAAGTATGAGCCGGTCACCCGCTTTTCCAAGTTTGTCAACGTGCCCGAGTTGACGCAAATGTTCCGTGAATTTGCTGACGTGCTCAACTCCGATCACCTGGCGGCCCTGCTGGGCGACAAGCGGCCCAAGGTTGAGGGCGGATCGCGCAACATCATCATTACCCCCAAGACGGCGGACTATGCTGATTTTCAAGGTGTGCTGGCGGCGCGCGTCAAGGCATCCAAAGACTGGAAGCCGACCAAGGAAGAGCCCAACAACCCGGACCCCATCATCAAGATCATTGGGGATGGCCGACTGGCGGCAATTGACATGCGGTTTATCGACCCCAGCCTGGCCAGCGACCCGGACACCAAGTTGAACCGGTTGGCGGACGATGTGATTCGCACCTACACCGAGACAGCGGGCATGCAGTACACGGACAAGGCGGGTGCCGCTGAGCCGAATCTGGGCGCCGCCATGATGGTGTTCTCCGATTTGGGCTTTGGCGCTGGTGTGGCTGAGTCACGCGGCTTCAATGCGCGGTCCTGGTTTGAAAAGCGTCTGCGTGATGGTGGCGTGACCATGAGTCAGGTAGCGTTCATGTCTGACTACAAAAAGAGTAGCGACAAACTCAAGCTGTTCAAGGATGTCAACGCAGGGCGCATCCGCGTGCTGGTAGGGTCAAGTAAAAACATGGGGACTGGCGTGAATGCGCAGCAACGCCTGAAAGCCTTGTTCCACCTGGATTCCCCGTGGTATCCGGCGGACCTGGAACAGCGCGAGGGGCGCATCGTCCGTCAGGGCAACAAGAACCCTCTGGTCAAGCTCTTCGCCTACGCGGCCAAAGGCACTTACGATGAAAACATGTGGAAGATGCTGGCCAGCAAACAGTTCTTCATTGACCAGGCTCTGAGCGGGGACCCGAACCTGCGTGAGATTGAGGATTTGGACAGCCAGAGCCAGTACGACCTGGCAGCGGCCATGGTGGCGGATGACCCGCGTTTGCTGCAATTGGCGGGCGCCATGGCTGACATTGAGAAAATGCAGCGCCTGTACCAAGCCCATGAGCAGCAGCGCTACGATTTCCGCCAGCGCTTCAAGAGTGCGCAAGCCACGATTGAGTGGGCAGAGTCTCGGATGGCGGATGCCGTTGCCGATGCTGGCAAAGTGATTGACCTGGCGGGCGACAAGTTCACCGCCAAGGTCGGCAAGACAGTGCTGACCGTACGCGCCGACTGGGCGAAGGGCTTGCTGGACGCTTACAAGAAGCTTTCCTCCAGCATCACCACGCAAACCCAGACCGTGGGCGAAATCTCGGGATTCAAGGTTGCATTCACCGGTGAGAAGGTGGCGGGTAATTACCTGGCGCGTCTGGTGCTGGAGTTGCCGCAGGCGGTGGAGCTGGCGCTGGATGCCGACACCAACCCGATAGGCATGTCAATGCGCGCCACCAATGCACTGGCGGGGCTGGCGACTTACCCCGCCAAACTGCGCGAGCGCATCACGGAGGCGCGCAGCCAGATTGATGCGCTGCAAGGCCGACTGGAAACCCCGTTCGCCATGGCTGAAATGCTGGCCAACAAGATTCAGGAGGCGCAAGCGCTGGAGGTTGATATTCAGGTGAACCCACTGGGCAAGGACAGCGGGGCGGATCAGCGCCGGTCTGACTACGCACCGGCCGGGCTGGGGATGATGCCCGCGGTTGATTCGCGCCTGTCGCGCGGTACCGGTGGCGGCATGGATGTGGGTGTTCTTGAGACGCTGGCAGCGCGTATTCAGGCTCGCATGCCCAATATGCCCAAGGTCAATGTGCTGGCGTCCCCTTTGGACGCCCCGCCTGCCTTGCGTGACTATATTGAACAACAGGGCGCCATGAATGATGTGGACGGCGCCATGCACAAGGGTCAGCTCTACCTGTTCGCCTCCGGGTTGCCGGATGCCCTGCGCGCTGAACATGTACTGGCTGAACACGAGGCGGCTCACTTCGGCCTGCGCGCCATCCTGGGCGATTCGCTCAAGGGTGCCATGCAGTCGATCTACAACAACAACGCGACGGTGCGTCAGGCAGCGTCCGAATTGCAGCGCCGGGGGCGGCTGAGCAACGCCGAAGCGACCGAAGAGGTGATTGTCGACATCCCATCGTCAGAGCTGGTCAAATTGAACGGCTGGCGTAAAGTGGTGCAACACGCACGCAGCTGGTTGGCTGATCACGGCTTTGATGCCATGGCGGCCAAGTTGTCGGGCTGGCTTGATGGCACGCTGACGGATCAGCAGCGCGCTGACCTGATGGTGGCCAACCTGGTGCACGCGGCCCGCGCCTACATGGCTGGTAAGCGCGGCAAGCGGGTGAAGGTTCGCACTGACACCATGTTGTCGGGCACGCTGGCAGAAGATGCAGCCAAGCAGGAGCAGTGGCTATCGACCGAAGCCAAGGCCCGGGGTTACAGCGACATTGACCAGCTGGCGGAGAAAAACTACCCGCTGTTCGAGAAGCTGGCCAAGCTGTGGCGGGAGAAGAACCCGGCTGACATGCTGCTGTCGCGCGCACCACCCAAGGGAACGGCCGCCGAACGCGCCAACAAGATCATTGAGGGCAACGCCGCTACAGCGCAGCCGATTGATGCGCTGGTGCGTGGGTTGACTCGCATCACGGGCGTTGAGCGCCTGACGCGGGCAATTTATGACCGGGCTGGCTACCTGTTGGACCGCTACACGCCGGAAGCCATCAAGGCCGGTATGGTGTCGGACTACGGGGTGCCCGAAGCGGTGATTGACCAGCGCGCCATGATGCAGGGGCGCCAGCGGGTGCAGCTGCGCCAGGCTGGCAGTTTGATTGAGAAGCTGGCAACACTGACCCGGGCTGAATCTAGGGTGGCTTACGAGTGGATGAATGAAACCGATCCCCACACCATTTACACCATGATGCAGAACCTGCCAGACGAGTCGGTGAAGGTGCTGATGGAGGTGCAGGGGATGATCGACAAGCTGTCGCTCGATGCGGTCCGCATGGGGCAACTCACGCAGGAGGCTTATGACCGGAATAAATTCGCGTACCTGCGCCGCTCCTACGTCAAGCACACCCTGAGCCAGACCGCCAGCGAGAAAGCTGGGCGAGCCCGCGCAATCTCGGTGCTGGGTGATCAGTACAAGGGGCGTGGGTTGACCGAATCGGCCACGATGCAGCAGATTCAGAACTCGGCACCGGACTGGTGGCAGCGCAAGACGGTCAAGGGCAAGGCTGATACCGCGCTCAAGGGTGAAAAGTTCCTGCGCCTGGAGCGCCGCGCGCCCTCTGGCCAGGGCACCATACCCCTGCCGGGCATGACGGGCAAGGAGCTCGGCAAGTTGAAGGAGGTGCATTACTTCCCGGCGAGTGAGCGTTTGCCGGCCAAATATGCCGAATGGACCCAAGCCGGAACCTTCGAGGCGCGCGACACCAAGGGCGAAAAGGTCATCCTGTGGCGTGACTTCACCAAGGATGAGCGCGAGAACATGGGTGAAATTGATGAAGCCCGCTTCGCCATTGCCAAAACCCTGCACGCCATGATTCATGATGTAGAGGTCGGGCGCTACCTGGAGTGGCTGGCCCACAACTACGCCAAAAAGGAGGGTGAAACCATCCCTGGTGTGGTGGTCAATGCGTCTGAGCGTTACGCAGACACCTTCAAGCCGGGCGAGTGGGTCAGGGTTCCGGATGGCAAGATCGAGGGAACTTCGGTGCTCAAGTACGGCAAGCTGGCCGGGCGCTACCTTCCGGGCCCGGTGTGGAATGATCTTCGCCAAACGGTCAACGGTCAGTTCAAGCCCTTCGGTGATGGCTACGCCAAGATTCTTTCATTCTGGAAGACCTCCAAGACGGCGCTATCCCCCGCAGTGCACATGAACAACGTCATGTCCAACATGGTGATGGCCGACTGGCACGATGTCACCGCCGGTCACACGGCCAAGGCGTTGCGCATCATCCTGGGCGCGCATGGTCTGGATGGGCAAGGCGCATTGGGGCGCACGGGCAACCTGGCGGCCAAGGCAATCGGCATCAGCGACCGTGACGCCGCGCGCGAAGTGATGAACCGCTACCTTGATTCGGGTGGCAACATTGGCTCCTGGGCTACCAATGAGGTGGCCAACAAGCAGATTGAGCCCTTGTTGGCGGCGATGGAGGCAGAGCTTGCTGCTACCGGCGGCCAGTCGCAACAGGCTCAAATCGGCGTTATGTCGGCATTGCAGCATGCGCTGATGCTTCGGCTACCAAGTGCCTTTGAGGCCCTGAAGGGCTCCAAGCCCGGCAAGGTGGTGGGAACCGAGGCGGCTACGCTGATGGAGATGTACCAGAACGAGGATGAGGTGTTCCGTTTGGCCTCATGGTTGAAGTCCAAGGAAGAGGGCAAGACCGACATGGAAGCCGGGAAGATCGCGCGCCGGTCCTTCATGGACTACTCAATCAACGCCCCATGGGTGTCGGCGCTGCGCAATTCCGCGCTGCCATTCATCAGTTACACCTACCGGGCGGTGCCGATGATGCTGGAAATTGGGGCCAAGAAGCCGCACAAGCTCATGAAGCTGATGCTGGCGGCTGGCGCTCTGAATATGCTGGGTGTCATGCTGTCTGGCGGTGATGACGATGAAGAGCGCAAGTTATTGCCAGAGGAAAAGGCGGGTCGTATCTGGGGCATGGTGCCCAAGCTGATCCGCATGCCGTGGAACGACAAGAACGCCAGCCCGGTGTATCTGGACATTCGGCGCTTCATCCCCGTTGGTGACGTGCTCGATGTTGGTGCCAATCATGCGGCCGTGCCCATGCTGCCGATGATGACGCCGGGCGGTCCACTGGTGATCCTGGGTGAGATCGTGCTCAACAAAACCGGGTTCACCGGAAAGCCAATCACCCTTGAAACTGATACCGCACTGCAGCAAACGACCAAAGTCATGGACTACCTGTACAAGGCGTTCGCGCCTAACGTGCTGGGCTTGCCTGGCACCTATGCCAGTACCGGCGTGCTCAATGCGGCCAAGGGCAAGACCGATGCCTTCGGCCGTGAGCAATCGGTGGCTCAGGCCGTGGCGTCATCGTTTGGCGTCAAGCTGGGCAGTTACCCGGCGGACGTCATGCGCAAAAATGAGACTGGAAAGGCGCAGGCCATGATGATGGAGATTGACAAAAACATCAGCCAGTTGAAGCGCCAGCGCCAAACCAACAGCATCAATGACGCTGAGTTTCAGAGTCAGGTGCAGGTGGAGCAGGGCAAAAAACGCAAGATTCAGGAAGACCTTGCGAAGAAGTTAAGCCAGTGAGCTACTTTGCCAGGCAGCGGAACTGAACCTCAGCAGAGGCGTAGGTTCCGTAGCCTGAGTCCTGCCCGGTGCTGTTGACCGGCGCCATGACACGGCCCTGGTCGGCACAGAACTTGGACGCATCTTGAAACATGCGCGCCTTGACTGAGCTGCTGGAGAAGTCGGTGAATTTCCCAAGGCCTCCGATCATGTAAAGGTCGGGGCCAATGGGGACGACCCCATCAGTTCCGGTTGCGCATCCCGTTGCAAGACATATCACTGAAATCGCGAGAAGCGCGGCGGCTATTTTTTGCATGAATTCCTCCTGTGTGGCCGGAGTTTAGCCCTTGTAAAATCTGGAACGGTTGCTCTGCAAGCCAATGAATACGTAGTGTAAAATATGCTTTATATTCCAGTAAAACGGGCTCTAGCCCGCATGGATATTGGTTTTGTTAGTAGGATTGTGATTCCTGTTGTCGTGGGTTCGAGCCCCATCAGCCACCCCAAGAATACATAGCGCCAGGCTTAAATCTGGCGCTATTTTTTTTGTAGCATACTGGATGTTTGTATAGCCATAAATTCCAGATTCTGGAATTCAAAGTGTTTTCCGGTTGACCGTTTTGGAGCTGTCGTAAATCCGTGCTGTGGTTCCGGGGTCGGCGTGAATCTCGGGAAAACTCCCAAATTTGGCCTTGTACGTGGTGACGTAGTAGCTGCGCAGATCGTGCATGGTGAAGTTCTTTTCCAGCTTTCCGGCCTTGCGTGCTGCAGCCTTGAGGCGTGCGAACCCCAGCTTGAAAGCCTGCGCGGTGTAGGCGCTTCCCTTTGCATTTGGGAAAACCCAGCCCAGGCGGCTGTTCTTGGCCAGTGGCCTGAGCCTGCCGAACAAGTCTTCCAGCATGGGCGACATGGGGATCACCTCAACTACCTCATTCCCGTTGTGCTGCTTGGCGCGCATCATGCGCAATTCAGTTCCGCCAACTTGCGGCCAAGTCAGCTCCCTGAACTCTGCTCCACGGTTTCCCGCGATACTGGCGAACTCAGCCATTCCCGCCAGGATGGGGGATTGCCCTTTGCCAGACCATGCCCATTCCAGGAAATTAGCCAAAAGCTCAGTGGCGGGTGCATTTTTTCGCGGCTTTTCTTTATTGCGTCGGATTTGCTTGCAGGGGTTGGCATCCAGCTCGCCGCGCTCAACTGCCAGATTCAGTAGGTTGGACAGCAAGGCGACCTCCCGATTTCCGCGCACCGAGGCCTCAGCGCGTTCAACTCGTAAATACCGGTTGATGTGGGATGGCTTGATAGAGCCAGGCTGCATCGTGCCAAAAATCTTTAACAGCTGCTTGCTGGACTGGGTGTAGTCGTCGCGGGAGGCTTGCGCCAAATCTCGCCAGTTATCGGTGAGTTGGTACAGGCGCCACAACTCATTGGCTGTGCCCTTATCACTGTTGTCGCCGGTCAGGTCAAGAACCTTGCGAATTGCCGCCTCTTTGTCATGCCCGAGGTTGATGGGTTTCGCCCCGACTGGGTGGTAGCGGTACGTGAATCCGTACTTTCTTGGCATGGCCTCCATGCGCGGCAATAAGCCAAACGCACTCGACCTGTCGCGTGGTCGGCTCATGCTTGTACCGTCCAGCTCGGCTCGTTGGACGTTCTTGGGCGCTCCCCAACTGCAATCATGTCGTAGTGAGCACGGTTCACAAGCGGCTTTCCGTTTGGCTTCTGACGGACTCGCAATCCCATGCGCTGCAAAAATCGCACCTTTGCGGCGTTCTGTTTGTACCCAGCGCAGATGCTGTCGATTTCAAAATCCGATAAGTCAATCATGCTTGGGCCTCATATTTGTTGGCGTGAGAATTGGTTTTACGTGGCAGGAGTGGTGCAGGGATGATTCGCGCGCACACCCTTCGAGCTGAACGACATAGACCGTTTTGTTCTTCTTGTCCGCTTCGCGGCGCAGCATCCTGAATCGCTGCCCGGTTCGACATAGGACAAACCGGGTGTTTTCAGAGAGTTGGCGCAGGCGCATCACGCCAACACCGCCCCGACTTCAACCTGGTGCGCCCAGATCAGGTCAGCAAAGCCAACCGCCTTGTCCCAGGCATCAAAGAAAATCTGAATGTCCAGGTTGGGCCGGTCCTCGGATGCAATCTCGACGGCGCGCTCCATGGCAGCGGCATACTGCGCCTGCCATAGGTAACCGTTCAGGCACATGTCCTGCACCGTGCGCAGGGCGCCGTGCAACTGGCGGACCCATGGCGGCTTTTCTGCCTTGTACTGATTACTCCCCGCTTCGCAGATGGTCCCGATGACCACCGCCAGGCTGGCCAGCATTTCGGTTGCGTCGGCGCCGTCATCCATGGTCAGAATCTTGATGCGCGTGGTCAGGATCAGGCTCTTGAAGCCCTCTTCTGCGTTCTCGCGCTTGTAAAGCCTCCCGATGGGCGAGAGTTGGGCGCGGTCACGTTTGCAAAGCCTTGCGGCGCTGGCTCGCTTGCGGGCGTAAGGTGATGTCTTTTTCATTGCATCATCCCCGTGCCCAACTCCTGAGCCACATCATTGAACTGAGCGGCCACCGCGTCAATCATGATCTTTGCAGCCTCTTTCCCGAAGTCGGCGGCCATTGACCCGCAGGCCCCAGCAAAAAAACCTGCGTAAAGTTCTGCGAGTTCTCTGTCTGGCATGTGCTTTGATGCAGCCCGAATAACCGGCATGACGTGGTTGATAAATACGTCGCACCCAATGTCTTGAGCGGTGCCTTTGTATGCTGTCGATTTTGGTTTCATTGCGAAACTCGCTTAAATTCGATGGCCCACACCCAAGGGTTTGCATCCCATGAACCTGGGCCGTTGATGGAATTCCACAGGTCGGCGTACCATTTGCGCGGATCGTCGCCTTCCGCCATGTTCGGGAACTGGCATCCTTCATCCATGGCATCGCCTCGGCTGATGTCCTGCAGTCGTTCAACGCGTACATTGATGACCTCCAGCGTTATGCGGCACATAGGCCGTGGCATGAATATTGATGGCCGAAGTTTGATGTCTTCGGGCTCAACTTCTGTCGCATCGTCAGGATCGGGTGATAGGCCATGGTCACGCACACAGCGGCCGTCTTCGGATTCGGCATAGACCGGGCCTTGATAGCCGTGCTCTTCAACATTGACGGTGGTTTCTCTTACCCAGAGCCGGTCCCCTTCCTGTCCGTAGGGGCACACCGAAGCCATTGATTCCCGATCAAAAGCACGGTGCATCAGGTAGGCCCTGCTGAATCCGTCGCTTTTTCTCGGTCCTGCAAACTCTTCGCCAAGGATGCACGGCTGTGTTTTCACAGCCCGGCGCGTTTGGGTTTTGCTGCCGTTCAGTAGCGCCCGAACCATCGGGGCACTGAACAAAATTGGCCGCTCTTTCATGTTGATCCCTTAAGTGATAAAAAATCGCGAACCGGCTTGCGCCGGTGCAAAGAATTAAAGAATTAAAGAACCAATCGCCTGACAGCCCGCACATACGCGGCATTCGCCTTATTGCCGTTGGTCTGGCTGCCGGGGTTCGACGAGCTCCAGTACTGGTTCCAGGCGAGCGACGCTGAGTACTCCGACGCTGACCAGTAGTAACCCTCCGGGCTGATCTTGTCGTTGATGTTGGCGCCAATCAGAGCCATTTCGAACCGATTGGGCAGTCTGGCGCCGTCGCCAAGACCTGCGGCCCAGGCCATTCCGTCCTTCCAGTTCATTTCCTCTTCTGGTGGCATGTCGTCCAGGAGCACGATGTGGCCGTCTGGCTCGCCATCAAAGCCTCGGGCAATGCCTGCGTAGATGCCGTTTTGTTCTGGCCAGTGTTGGCCGATTTTTGGTGTGTTCATACTGATCTCCGTTTGGGGTTAATTTGATTACTTGTAGCTGTAGCGCGCCATTTTTCTGGCTTTGCTGGTCGTCATGTCATAGCTGGCGGACGCAGTGATGAAAGGGATGTCATCGTCCATATCGTCAAAGCCGGACCCGCCCGCTGCTGGCCGGGGTGCTGTTCGCTGTGCCGGTGCTGGCGCTGCGCTTTGCTGCGGCCTTGGGGCTGGCTGCTGTGGCTGTTGTTGCTGTTGGCCGTCGCCTGACTCGCGAGGCAGAGGGATGAAGTCAAAGTTGTCGACCCGGGCCGCCATCTTGACGCCCTGCGTTCCATCGGCCTTGTTGAAGGTTTCGATATGCACGTCAGACAGCACGGCAAAGATGGGAATGCCTTTGGACAGCCACTGAGCGGCGCTTTCCGCGCGCTTGCCCCACAAGGCGGCATCAATCCAGGTGGTGGCCTGTTTGTTGTTGCCATCTTTCTTGCCCCAGTTGTAGGCCAGACTCAGATTGCAGACTGCCTCGCCGCTTGGCAGGTAGCGGGTTTCGGCATCACGGCCGAGACGGAAAACGCCAGTCAGGACCGCCATGATCAATCCACCTTCGCAGTCTGAAGCGCGTGCTTGAACTTGCCGACGACCTGGGCGCCAATGAATTTACCAACTGATGCGGCCTTGCCCATGTCGGTGAAGACGCTTTCCGGAACATCGGCGTAGTGGTAAGTCTTGCCGCCTCCTTTGAATTGCACGGCCAGGGTTTTGCTGGCGGCGTCATAGCCAGTAGCGGCGATGTTGCTGGACTTCACCGGGCTCAGGGTGATGAGCGGGGCGGGCTTGGTGGGCTGTTTGGTTTGGGTTGTCATGATTTTTACGCTATTTAATTAGTAGCTGACTGCGCACAGCCGGTAAGGGCTGGCGCATGATTTGATTAAGAAGCTTCGCCTAACAAAACCTCATACCCGCTTTGCTCGCGCAGGGTGACCACGTACCCTTCAAATGCCGCTTCAATGGCGCGCTCTGGGCGGTCCAGCTCGTACCAGAACTTGATGTTCCCGCCATGCAGGCGGTATTTCAGGCGGGCTTTGAGTTTGTAGCCTTCGCCGTTTTTGAAGATGCGCAGCCCCAGCGAGAACTCCTTGGGGATTTCCAGTGCGCCATTGGCCCCAGCGCGGGCATCAATCACCTCGGTGTACTGCAGTTGCACCTGGCCGTTTTGCAGGCGTTTGGCGCTTGAGAAGTTGATATCGGTCTTGGCCTGGATGGTGGTGGCCATTTCCAGCATGACCTGGGCGGCGGGCTCGGTGATGTCGGCAAAATTGTCTTCAATGAATTCTGCGAACTCGGTCTGCGTCATTTGCGCGGCGTTCTTGCTCTGCCACTTGGCGAACTCGGGCGTGAATTCCGCCTTGAACTCGGCGCGGTGGTCACGCCAGCCAGCGGAATCAGCTGCGCGGTGGTCGTTGAAAACAGCAATCACATTGCGCCGGTCTGGGTTAGCGTACAGGTAGGCTGTGCTGGATGCGGCCTGATCTTTGCAGTAGGTAAGCAGGCTGACCACATCCTTGAGCTGCACTGTGCCGCGCTTTCGGTTGGGCGTTGGCTGGGCCTGCTCCACCAGATTGGTGATGTCCTTGGCGCTGTAGTTGGGTGGCACCATCACATAATGGTGGCCGTCGATGTTGTTGGCCTCCAGTGCTGCGGCCGACAATGCGCCCATGGTGGCGGCAATAGCCATGGCCTCGCCCATTTGTGCGCGCGCTTGCGGTGCAAGTTCGTTTTGTGTTGGGGTGTTCATTGTTTTGCTTCCTTAAAGGTAATGACGCCATCGGCATCGGGGGTGGTGAATGTGTCGGCGAATGCCTGGTTGGGGGTGCGCAGGCCGCCACGAAGGTCTTGGGCATCACGCAAATCCAGCGCGTGCTGGCGCGGGTGGTGACGGGTTGGTTCGGCTTCGTCTGTGAGCCAGAAGAAGTCTTGCGGCTGCTCGGGCTTGGGAAGTTCCAGTTTGCGGTCGGCAACGATGGTGATCTTGTCCACTTCGTTGCCGCCCTTGCTGGCGCTGGCAATCTTGATCTTGAGCGTCATGGACCCGGTGCGACCGGTGTTCTTGACGGCCTGCAGCAGCTCCTGCAAGTCGCTGGTCAGCCCGGCGTGGGTGCTTCCATCGTTGAGGTCAACGAGGAATTGGTTAAAGGCTTTCATGGGTTCCTTTGGGGTTGGTAAAGTGGTCAGCTGGCAAAGTGCTTGCTGTGGATGCGCTCAAGGCACTCGATCTGCTTGTCCGTCAGGCTCGATGTGTTGTTGCCGTCATTGGTCTGCTGGGTGACGCTGGAAACAAAGTCCTGCTCCCAGTCGCTCAGGTCTTTGGTGTCCAGCAGGCCGGAGACGCGCTTCACTTGGGTGTTGATCGAGGCCATGGCTTAGGCGGCCCGTGCAGACAGTGAGCGCTTTTGAAATACCCGAACACCAGGCAAGGCGGTATTCATTCCAAGCCCCTTGACGTAGGCGCGCAACTTGAGGCTGTCAGCCATCACCAGGTTGATCAGTGACGGGTTGTCGGCAATGTGCCGGATCAGCGCTTGAAGGTTGGTGACTTCAAATTCAACCGTAGCCTTGGCACTGATGCCGGATGCCTTGGCGGAACTGATGTGGGTCACCGGTGCGCTGATTACGGACACCTCAGTGCGCATGGCGGCGGCGGATTCGTGGGCACGGTTGGCGGCTTCAGCATCACGTTCCCTGGCTTGCTGGGCTTCCAGCTCAGCCTGTTGGCGAGAGGCCTCGGCGGCGCGGTTAGCTTCTTCGGCTGCGGCTTGATTGCCCGCGGCTGCTGCCTCGGCGGCAAGGTTAGCCAGTCGGTCTTGCTCTGCCTTGGCTTCGGCGGCCACCTTGGCGGCGGCATCTGCAATCTGCTGGCGCTCGGCGGCGGCGGCCAGCTCAACCTGGCGGGCCGCTTCTGCCACGCGCTTACGCTCAAGTTCGGCGGTAGCTTCTGCCTGGCGACGGGCTTCGGCGGCTTTGCGCTCCTGCTCATCGTAGTAAGCCAGCATCGAGGCCTTGACGGCGCTTTCAGCAGACTTGAGGGTGGCCATGGGGCCGCGAAACAGGTCATTGATGGCGGTCAGCGCCTTGTTCATGGGTCCGGTGATGCCGGTTCGGGTGGCTTCCATCTTGTTGATGCGGCCCTTGATGGACTGCAGCTCTTCACCGGCCAGCTGGTAGTCATCTTCATTGGCGATCACGAATGACTCGGCCATGCGCAAGGCGGATGCTGCACCACGGCTCATGATGGACATGTCGGGCAGGCTCAAGGCCTTGATTTCAGTTAGCACGCCGGGTGCTTCTTGGGTGATGGTTTCGGTGTTCACAGTGAATGCCTTTCCTTGAAACGCTGAACAGTCAGCAGGGATAAAAAAACAGAGAAATCAGCGGGGTCTTTGAATTCCCACAGCTTGTATTTGCCATCTGGAAACAGTTGCAAGGCACCCCGGCGGGCCCGGTCGGTCTTGCCGTTGGCCTTAAACATTTCGGTATAAGCAGCGGTCTGCAGGCCCACGATGGGGGACATGGCGACGGTGCTTTTCAGGTCAACGTCCCACACATCCCCCTCAAGCTCAAAGCGCCGATCAATGGTCCCGGCGTAGCGATGGGCTGGGTGAAAGAGACGGGTTTCGTTCTCCAGCACCACGGGCTTTTTGTCGGACTTGAACTTTTTGTAGCCCGCCAGGTAGCCCGCCAGTGGCGCCAGGGCGGCGCGGCCATCTTCGGACTCCTCGTCCAGGTCGTCGTTGTCGAGCAGTTCGCAGGCCAGGTGGACAGCGGTTCCCAGTGCCGCCTTGGCCTGCAACATGGCCGGATCAACCCGGCTGAAGTCGTAGAGGGGCTTGAGCACCTGGGTAACACTTGGCACCCTCACACCATCAATCAGGTAGGTGTGGCTGGCTTCGTCGAACTGCAGGACAGCTGCCATGATCAGGCGCCCATTCCAAGCAACTCGGCCTTGACGGTATCGAATTGCTCAATGGTCAACGCCTCAAGAGACGGGGCGCCGACACGCGCCAGCATGGCGGCCACAGCGGATTCCGGAAGCTCGATGGCGGCGATCTTGGTTGCCAGGTATTTGGCCTGGTTGGCCGTGATGACCACAGTTCCGGGAAGTTCTCCCGTTAACTGGTTGGCCGAAGCTGCAGCTGCTGTTCTGGCTGGAGGCTCGGCGCGCTCTGCTGGCTGTGCGGTTGCTCCGACAATCGTCGCATCTGCAACCTCGCTGGCGGGCATAGCGGCGGCTGCTGCCGACTTGCTCTGTGGCTGTTTCATGGTTTGAGGTGCTTGCACGGGGTCGGGCGCATAGGTTCCATCCGCCTGCTCGCTGACCGTGATCACGTCAACAGTCTCTTCCGCGCTTGGCAGGCCCATCAACAACTCAGGGGCATAGATGCGACCAAAGAAGGCGGCTGACCGGTAGCGCAACATCAGGTCGGGCATGGACTGCCATTTGCTGCCGTTTTTGCCGTACCAGCCTTCATTGACCGCCATTTCCATGGTGACCATGGGTGACTCAAGGCGGGTTTGCGTGGCCAGCTCAATTGCCCAGGCAATGCAGGTGGCGTTTTTGACGCGGGACTTGGTGACGATGGCTTTTTTCTTGCCGTTCTCCCACTCGAAGGTGGTGCAGGTAGCGTCAATTTCGGCACCCTGCTTGATGTCAAAGCGCAGGGGTGAGTAGCGGCCGCACGAGTTGATCGCAGCAATGATGAACTGGGACGACCAGCTCGGGCGGCCTTCGATGACGTGCAGGTTTTGCATGATCATCAACGGGTCCGCGTTCATGCGCTGGCTCATGTTGAGCGCAATCATGCAGTTCGGCATGGCCGCCGGGTTGTCCTCGTAGGTCATGCGGTCCCCGAAACCTTTGGTGATCACGGCGCGGTAAGCCGTGGGAACCATGGAGGACTGAGAGAACATCTTGGCGGTGCGCTGCATGAACTCGTAGCTCTGCAGGTTTCCAAAGCCCATCGTGACGACGGCGTTTTGTTCTTTGTTGGCGGGTAAGTTGCTCATGCGAGTTCTTTCAGTTGGTTGAGTTGCTTTTGCTGGATGACCATGCCCATGCGCTCGGCAAGGGCCAGGGTTTGGTTTGAGAGGGTTTTTGTGCCAGCGATTTGGGCCAGCAGTTCGGCCGCCTCGTTGGCTGGGTAGGCCTTGAGGGCGCCGTACACGTTTTTGATTTCGACCAGGACAACAGCCGGTGTTTCGGCGTAGCAGGGAAGCCCCACATTGTTGAGATAGGCATTTGCCATCGCAATGGCCTCTGCTTTGGTGTCCGCTTGAGCTACCTGGATAGCCTTGGCGTCTGCCCTGATTTTTTCGATGATTCCCATTTTGCTGACCTCCTAATTAATTGATGACTTGCTAATAGTGTATCCATTAAAGGATATTAGAACAACCAAAAAAGGTTATTTAAGCGGAAATATTTACACGTTTTGGTTTGGCGCCCAAGCCAGCCCAGACCCCGGCAGCTTGCTTGCGCACGGGTGAGCGCCTGGCTGCGATGATGATTCGGTGCCGCACGTTGTACTCTGCGCTCCGTTGCGCCTGGGGCTTGCGCGGCAGGCGCTCAGCATCCGCAAAGTCACCCAGGCCATACACGGGGCTGATGGCACCACGTTGGCCGCTTGGCTGGCGCTGCCAGGAAAAGACGTGGATCATCTTGAGCTTGCGAAGCCGCCCAATCTGGTCGTCAGTTGTGGCCCGGGTCAATCCGGTGTGAGTGCGCAGCTCAAGGCTTGTCATTGGGCCGATGTTCTCAAGGGCGGCCGTGATTTGCGCCATGGTCATGGCTTGACTCCCACCTTCTGGCAGTTTCCGGCCGCTGATACGCAAAGCCGAAAGTCCAGCGCATCAAAGCTCCCAAGCACGGCCAGCACAATGACGGCATAGCCAATCCAGCGCGCAATAGCGGATGCCCCTTGCATGAAGGCTTTCATTACAGCCAAGACCAGATTCGAGCCGCCGCGCGCTCGATGCGCGATGGGACATGCCGATTGAGAAGCGCCGACTGCAGGCGCAGCGCATCACCCTGGATGGCGGGCAGCGGGCGGGCGTAGAGCAGCCCAATTTTTACTTTCCCGGTGTTGTAGGTCGTCATGGTCAAACTCCTTTGTCTTGTTGCTGAAGTTGGGTTTTGAACGCTGCGGCGTCGTTGGCCTGGTGCCAGCTCTGCGCCTTGTGTTCGCTGCAGTGGCTGTAGCCATGTGGGCCCGGGCCGAACTCGCCGCCACACTGGCTGCAGTAGGTGGCCTTGAAGCGCAGCGGGTTGACGAATGGCGCCAGCGCTTGCTGGAAGATGGGGTTCAGGTTGTTCATAAATATCCTTTAAAGGTTATTGATGGGCGTGAAAAGTCAGGCGAAAAGATCAACCTGCGGCGCCAGCTTGGCGGACAAGGCTGCGGCCTCAATGCCAATGAAGTACTTGCGTGCGTTGCCTGTTGGTAGGCAGGCATTGAAGACAGCGCGCCCGTCAAGATGCCATGGCGTGAAGCGACTGCATCGCTCTCGCACCTCGCAGCAGGCTTTATCGTTGTTGATCAACCCAGCACAAACAAGGGGTTTGGCTGCGGTGCTCATAGGGCCGCCCATCTGGTTATGTTGCGGTAGTCGTAGTCCTGGCCAAAGCACACGGTAACCAGATTGCATACCTCTTCTTTGTCGCCATCGATAACAATGCGACCTTTCCCGATGTACCGCCCAAACAGGGTCCGCTGTTCTGTCGATGTAAGTTTCCCCGTCCAACGACCCAAGACTGTGCCGGTCTTTTCCAGCAGGAAGAGTGCGAGATTTGCTGCGTAGTTCATTTGGCCCGCTCCTTAAAACTCAGGGTTCCACTTATTGATTGCGCCGGGAACCAAGGCCCACATGCCCTTGCTGAGCCAGGCGCCTGACAGCTTGCGCCGGTAAAACTTGAGCACGCCTCGCGGGCCATCCACAGTGATCTGCTTGTATTCCTTGCCGATCTTGGTGATCTTGCCAACTGGGTAGAAGTCGCCGTTGAACGCCATGCTGCACTCGGCGTTGTAAGAGGGGCACTCGATCACGTCATACCGGGGGCTGACGCCTTCGCCGGAGTCAATCGCCATGTATTTCTGTGTCCCGAGTCTGCTGGCGCTGTCCGCTAATTGCTGGGCCAGCATGAAGCTGTCGATGTCGTTCCGATTCAACCAGCCTGCGCCGGTGGTACCGTCGCCCTTGCGAAACCAGGGGCAATTGTCTTGGCTGAAAGCCTTGCATTCGGTTGGCATCTGATCTGCCACTTCGACCACCTCAAGGGCTTGGTTCACTTGAAAGTATTTCATCTTGACCTCCTAATTAATTTCTGACCACGTGTCTAGTTTAACCATAAAAGGTTAATTTAAGGCGTGTTTTTTTGAATTGTGTGTATTGACGCAACAAAACAGCCGCCGCATGATGCAGCCCCTCGCAGGTGCGGGCGGATTGCAAGGCGGTCAATATTTAACGGCTATAGGGACGAAGTAATGAGAATAGGCACGCGAATTGCTGAGAGAGAGAGAGAGAGAGAGAGAGAGAGAGAGAGAGAGAGTCATGGTGATTGAACACCGTTACCACAGCGCGAGCGCGCGCACCAGTCGCCAGGGGAAGCTACTCCGCATAGAGTTTTTTGGCCCTATTTGCCAGGTATCAGCGGACAGCCTGTGTCGTCAGATACTTCCTGATCGCCGGGGGATGGCGGTTTCACTGGAGCGGATTGACACGGCATTGACCATGTTCACTGGGCCGGTGATTTTTGACCCTTTAAATTTTCCGTGCTGGACACCCCCATCAGCAGCCGTAGTGCGGGAAGATCAGTTTGAGCGCCAGCAGGAATTTTGTCGATTGCTGGCGCTGCAGGGCGTTATCCGCGTGCCTTTCTTGATTTCGCAGCTAGATTGGGCGCAGGCTTTTGTTTCGCGTGTTGCTGCTCGACAATCCCAAGGGCGATCACGCAGGCGCTAAAAGCCTCCGCCCTCAGTGTTGGGTCTTGCGGTAGAGTTTCAAACTTGTCCATCAGCATCCACGCGAATTCGGATGCGTCGGGCACTGTGCCTTCTGAATCCGAGTCTTTTGGGGTAATCAATGTGATGGGGCTCACACCAAATACTTCAGCCAGGCGCTGGAGGGTGTCGAGCCCTATGTTCACTTCCGCCGATAGTGCGCGCTGAATGGTGGACTGGGTGAGTCCGGGCGTGATGACGTCGCCTGTCTTGGGGTCCAGTACCTTGGAGGCTTCGCGCACCTTCATCTGCGTGTCCAAGTTGTAGGACTTTTGCATCAGTTCGCGCAGGTTTTCGGCAAGTATGTGCTTCATTTCTTTAGTCATATATGGTTATTACAACTGCCTAAAACTTTATTTGGTTATCAAATAACCAAAAGTGGTTTATCATCGCGGCATGAAAAAAGAATCTATTTCACAGAAGCTGCTCCGACATCTTGACGCCAGCGCTGGAAGGCACAGCCAGATTGCATCAGAGGTCGGAATCTCTCAGGCCACCATCTCACGCATCTACCTGCGCAAGGTTTCTCCAAGCTTGCGCAACGTTGAGGCCTTGATGAACTGGTTTGAAGCTGATGACGAAAAGCAGGCTGCTGAAAAGTCGGCTTTGGAGCCCGTGAAGCAGGCCCCTGGAAAGTCAGCACTGAGCCTCCCCCACGCAAAGCGTGTCAGGGTCAGTCGCGCTGAATCGACTGCAGCCACGGCCGTCGCTTAGCAAGGCGAACAGGAGCACGACGATGGCCGTCGCTTGCGCAATCTCAAGCCATGCCCGGCGGTCGAGGGCAATCCCCTTGCTGCGCGCACCAGCTGCGAACAGGCAGGCCGCGCCCCAGCCCATCAGGGCGAACTGACCCCATGCCAAATCATTTACCACAGGTGTTACTCCAATGAACGACCAAGACACGATGCTATCCCGCGCTGATGGCAAAAAGATATGCCGACTTGATGTGCCGGTGAGCGAGGAACTGGAGGCCGCTGTTATTTCGCTTGCCACCATTGCCGGAATCAGCCGGGCTGAATGGGTGCGTAACCAATTGGAGCGGGTGGTGCATGGTGAGCTGGTCATGTTACGAAGGATGACACAGCAGGCCGGTGCCCGGCAATCCGAAAATTCAGGGAGAAATGTCGGATGAGTTCCGTTGAGTTTTCGCAATACGGCGGGTCCGAATCATGAGCTTTGACCTGATGGCTCGCCAGCTTGAATCGGTGGCTACCGCGCAACGCGGTCTGGGCCTGGCAGTTCCTCGCTATAACCCCAGGCCCGCGGGCGTGCTGCAAGAAGGTGGGGCTGCAAAGGCCGTTCTGTCCTTTCTTCAGCAGCACCCTGAACGGTACTTCACCTTTTCACAGATCGTGACGCACACCAAACGCACAACGAAGTCGCTGGACTGGGCTTGCATCTTCCTGCGCAGCTTGGGGTATGTGGAGTGCGCCAGGGATGACAGAAATCCGCGTTACAGAAGATACAGGATCGCAAAAAATGAAAACACCTGAGACGGGGGCAGCATGAGCGACCAAAAAGCCCAAATATTTGGCAAGGCCGATGCGGTTACCTTGCGTCCATCTGATCTTGGCCTTGACTTCGTTTTTATTCGAGAGGGGGAGCCATCGTTCCGGGTTTCACTTGACTGGCTTCAAGTGGCCGACCTGACATTGCGCGTGGATCATCTTGGCCAGGAGGCTTTGACAATGATGCAGATCGGTCTTGACCCATACCGCGCGCCGCATCGAGAGAGTTTTGATGTTGCAGGGTTTTTAGATGACTGATCGTCCTGCACCACTTACGCCAGCTGATTGCGACTTGACCGATTTCGCATTCATGCCGCTGGATGTCGCCCGTCTTCGGGACTCTGAACTAGCCTCAAACGAGTCGCCAGAGGCTTGCTGGGCTGCTGTGCAGCTTTGGGCTGCATCTTGGCACCAGGTTCCCGCTGGGTCAATCCCGAATGATGACAAGTGGCTTGCAAAGCACACGGGTTATGGGCGCATCGTCAAGGAGTGGATGCGCATTCGCCAGGGTGCGCTTCGTGGCTGGATTGAGTGCGCTGATGGCCGCTTGTATCACTCTGTCGTTTCCGAGAAAGCCCGCGAAGCATGGAAGGCCAAGGTCGAGCAGCGCTACAGAACAGAGGTTGCGCGTGTGAAAAAACACAACCAGCGGCATGGGACAACCCACACAACTCCAGAGTTTGAAGAATGGCTGTCCCTAGGTCGTCCCCAAGGACATCACCTATCTGTCCCTGGGGACAAACCAGATAAAACAGGGGACAACACCGGGGACAAGGCCTCCAAGGGAGAGAGAGAGGGACAGAGACAGGGACAGGGAGACTCTTATTCCGTTACTAACGTAACGGGCGGCAAGCCGCCGCTGATCACCGATCCTGAAGAAATAATTTTTGTCTACGGGCTGTCTTTGCTGGTCAACGCGGGCACCTCCGAAAAGCAAGCCCGGTCGTTCCTGGGTGGCTTGCGCAAGCACCACGGGGATTCCGCCTTGATCGACAAGCTGCGCGAATGTGCCAAGGCAAAAGTGCTTCAGCCGCTGGAGTGGCTGGCCGCTGCACTTCCGCCTGGTGGAGCGACAGCAAAACCCAATTCGCAAGAAGCGCTTGAGGCGAGAAACAGAAAAGTGGCGGAAGAAATGATTGCCGATATGGCTGAAAAAACGAGGCTAGAAAATGAAACAGTCTGATTTTCCTGAGTTCAGCGTACTGCTGACGAATGTGCTTGCGTACTACCGGCAGGACGCCAGTAAATTCATTGTGGGCCTGTTTTGGAATGCTTGCCAGCCTTTCGAGCTTGAACAGGTGACGAAGGCACTCAACACCCATTGCTGCGATGCTGAGCGCGGCGTCTTTTCTCCCAAAGTCGCAGATATCGTGCGCGTCTTGTCTGGCACAGTTACCGACCGCGCCGCATTGGCATGGGGAAAAGTCCTTGAGGCCATGAGTTCGGTGGGGGCTTACAGCGACGTGGTGTTTGATGATCCAGCCATCCACGCGGCGATTGAAGATTGCGGTGGCTGGACAAAGGTTTGTCGCTCGCAAACGGACGAGCTGAGCTACCTGCAACACCGGTTTTGCCAGTCGCACAAAGCATACACCGGTCGCGGAACGTTTGAATACCAGCGGCGATTGATGGGGGACAGGTCCCCGGATCATGAGTTCGAAAAACGCGGCATTTCATTGCCGAAGCCCGCCCTGGTTGGCGATGTCAATTTGGCGCGCGCCGTGTACCTCGGTGGAAATATTGGCGGAAAGACAGCCATCAGCTTCCAGGCTCTTGATGCGATTGAAGCGGGAAATGTTGTGTTGCTACCTCCCTTGGATTCGGTGGCCGCATGAAGCGCATCTACGTCGCCGGTCCCATGTCCAATCTTCCCGACTTCAACTACCCAGCCTTCCATGCGGAAGCCGCTCGTCTGCGTGCCCTTGGTTTCGAGGTGTTCAATCCTGCCGAAAACCCGGTTCCACCATGTGGCTCCTGGGGTGGCTACATGCGCATGGCCATTGCCCAGTTGGTGCAATGCGAAGCCATCCGCCTGTTGTCGGGCTGGGAAAAATCCAGCGGAGCCCGGCTTGAAGAGCACATTGCGATGCGTCTGGGGATGAAAATTTTCCTTCCTCATGTGGATTTGGTGTGACATGCAACCATTTTCAAAAGCAACTCGATCACCTGGTCAGCCTGGCCACCACGGAGTTCAGGGCTTGGACGGTGTACGCCTGGCAGCGGGCCAAGGTGTTGGACGCGGACCCCTCGGGCCTGTATCGCGGGATTGCCGACGCCCTGACGCTGGAGGTGAAGCGTGAGACTGACCGAAGCCGAATACAAGGCCTTGGGGCGACCCATGACCCCAGCGGAGTGCCGTGACAACCCGATCAAGAAGACCGGGCAGAAGTACAGCAACCAGCGCGTGACGGATGCTGATGGCCAGAAGTTCGACTCCAAGGCCGAACACAAATACTGGATGCACCTGAAGTTGCGCGAGCGGGCGAAGGAAATTTTTAACCTGGAGCGCCAGGTGGTGTACGAAATCATTCCGGCTGTGGTGCTGGGTGGAAAGAAGCGCGCAGCCCGCAAATACATCGCAGACATGCGCTGGAACGAGGGCAGCAAGACCGGCCCCCTAGTGGTGGCTGACGTCAAGGGTGCCGTGACAGCTGAGTACAGCCTGAAGCGCCACCTGATGGCGCATGTGCATGGGATTGAGATTTTGGAGATTCGAGCGTGAGCAAACGATTTGGCAGAAATAAACGACGCCGCGCGCGCGAATTACTGGCTGACCGCGAGGACCGCATTGAAAAACTTGGCCAGGCTCTGGATATGAGCCGAGGATTGGCAAAGCATTTAACGACAGAGCTGGAATTCACGAGAAACGAACTGGCAGAAGCAAAAGAGATTGCCGGGGAAATGTCGGTCCTGTTTCCGGCAAAGGATATGCCGGTATCTGGGCCAGCGCGGGGCCGGGTCGGAGTAGTCATTGAACCAAATTTCCCTTCGTTTTCTGACTACCAGATGGAAATGGCAACCTGTAATCGTACGACGGTGGATTTCCAGACGCTCTCGGTGATGCTGGCGAAAGTGGATAAGAGGGCTTTGGACGAGATGGTTCATGTTCATGTCATGTTCGATGACAAGTGCGTGGGTTATGCCATTTCCAAGTCCGCCCAGCTTTGTCGCAATGGGGTTTCGATGGAGCGCGAGTTGATGCGCGCCTTGCCGAAGATGATCAGCCTCAAGTTATTTGGTGGGGCTAGGCATGACCGATAAACCATTGACCGCCAGGCAAGAACTGTTCGCGCAAGGCGTGGCCTCTGGCCTTGATCAGTCGGCGGCATACCGCAAGGCCTACCCCAGCTCGTTGAAGTGGAAGCCCGAGGCGGTGCATATCGCTGGCGCCAAGATGGCCGCTATCGCTAGGGTTTCGGTAAGGATCAAGGAATTACAGGCGCTTTCGGCTGATGCCGCCGTGCTCGATGGGGCTGAAATCATGCGTGAAATCAAGCGTGTGGCCATGTCCGACATTGGCGGGATCATTGGCGAGGGCGGAAAGGTGCTGATGCCCAATGAACTTGACCCAGCAACCCGGGCGGCGGTGGCCAGCTTTGAGATTGATGAGTATGGCCGGGTCAAGTACAAGTTCTGGGACAAGAACGTCGCGCTGACGAACGCGGCCAAGATCAAGGGCTTGTTCATCATCGACAACAAGCAGAAGACGGACGGGCTGAGCGACATTCTGGCCGGGCTGAACGGCAAGGTGATGGGTGTGACGCGCGATGACCCCCTGAATGCGAGTGACGATGACCAGGACGATTGACGCGGCTGAACTGGCGGCCAGGCTGGATGACCCGTACTGGCGCCTGTCCAACCTGTACCAGATCATCACCAAAGGCTCTGACGATGACGATGATGAAGGCCTGGTGGTGGACTTCAAGCCCAACCGGGCCCAGCGCCGATTCATGGTGCGGATGTGGAACCGCAATGTCATCCTGAAAGCACGCCAGCTGGGGTTCACCACGTTGATTGCCATCCTATGGCTGGACACGGCGCTGTTCTCCAAAGACCCGATTCGCTGCGGTGTGATCGCCCAGGATAGGGAAACCGCTGAGTCGATCTTCCGTGACAAGGTGAAGTTCGCTTACGCTCACCTGCCCGAGGCGCTGCGCGAGCGCATGCCACTGGCCACGGAAAACAAGAGTGAGCTGGTGTTTGGTCACAACGGTTCCAGCATTCGGGTGGCGACCAGCATGCGCGGCGGCACCATCCACCGGTTGCACATTTCAGAATTTGGCAAGATTTGCGCCAAGACGCCGGACAAGGCGCGAGAAATCATCACGGGCTCGATACCGGCGGTGCCCAAGTCGGGCATTCTGGTGATTGAGTCCACGGCCGAAGGCCAGGAGGGCGACTTCTACGCCATCACGGAGCGCGCCAAGGGGCTGGCGCAAAAGGGCACACCACTGACGCCCAAGGACTACCGTTTCCACTTCTTCGCCTGGTGGGAGGCGCCAGAGTACGAGCTGGACCCGGACGGGATCACCTTCACCGATGCCGACTTGCTCTACTTCACCGACATCGAGTCGAAGATCGGGCGCGAACTGTCGGACCGTAAGCGCGCCTGGTGGGTGGCAACCCGTGATTCCGACTTTGGCGGTGATGCCTCACTGATGTGGCAGGAGTACCCCAGCACGCCGGACGAGGCGTTTCAGGTATCGACGGAGGGCTGCTATTACGCGGCTCAGCTGGCGCTGGCCCGCAAGCAGGGTCGGGTGCTGCGTGTGTTGCCGGTTGAGTCGGCGCCGGTCAACACCTTCTGGGACTTGGGCCGGGGCGATGCCACTGGCATCTGGTTTCATCAGCGGGTGGGTGTGGAAAACCGGTTCATCCGCTATTACGAGGCGACCGGTGAGGATTTGCTTCACTTCGCGGTGTACCTGCAGAATCGCGGCTATCTGTTTGGTACCCACTACGTGCCGCATGACGCTGAGCACCGGCGCCTGGGTATGTCGCCCGACACCAACAAGACGCTGAAAGAAATGCTGGAGGCCCTGATGCCGGGCCAGCGCTTCCAGACCGTGCCGCGCGTGACCAACATCGGGGCTGGCATTCAGGCGACACGCGACACCTTTGCATCCTGCTACTTTGACGAAACCACCGCGGGCGATGGCCTCAAGCGCCTGGCTGGCTACCGCAAGGAGTGGGACAAGACGCGCGGATGCTGGCGTGATACCCCACAGCACGATATGAATTCGCACGGGGCGGACGCCTTCCGCCAGTTTGGCCAAGAGTCGGCCGGGGGCAACCTGTTCCCGCGCGGCGCCTCGACTTCTGGCAGTTTCAAACGACGGGGCTCAGCAATGGCGGTGTGACGTGGCAAGGATGGCAGAGTCCCCAGGATCAAAACTAGGGGTTTGCCATGGCGACAACAATCGACACAGAGAAGGCGTACATGTCACGCCAGCACGGCGACATTACCGCCATTTACACCTGGGTGAACGACGAGCGGGCCCTGGTGCTGGTGCCCACCTTCCGCAAGGGTGCGCCCTGGTTCATCGTCTGCGAGTCGGCGGCCTACAAGTACGACAGCGACATCTACATTGCCAAACAAGCCATCAAGGCCTGCGAGGTCTTGGGCATCGAGCCCAGCCGCCCCAACATCTTGCGCATTGGCACCATCATTGAAGACGGCTTGCCGGACCTGATCCGCATCCCGACCCGGCCAGAGCGCGAGGCCACCGGCAAGAAGTACGGTGAACTCAAGGTGATGGCCAACGGCACCCAGATCGGCGGCGACGACATCCGCGTCGAGAACGAGGTGCCTTCTTATGCTTGATCAACGCCCAGTTCGTACCAAAGCCACGGGCGACACCTATTCCGACCTGATGGACCAGGGCGACAGCTTCGGCAAGTCGGCCGCACCTGGTGCTGAGCTGGACAGCGAAGAGGCCCGCAAGGAGCATTCCAAAATCATGGGCTGGCTGATGCTGGAGCGCGACAAGCAAAGCGCGAACCGGCATGAAATGGCGCTTGATGCTGATAACTATGACAACCTGCAATGGGACCCGGAAGACGCCGCCATCCTGAAGGATCGTGGGCAAATGCCACTCGTTTACAACGAGGTGGCGCCCATGGTGGATTGGATTATTGGCACTGAGCGCCGCACCCGGGTGGACTGGAAGGTGTTTCCGCGCACCGAAGACGATGTGCAGATGGCAGACACCAAGACCAAGGTGCTGAAGTACGTGAGCGACATCAACCGGGTACCGTTCATACGCTCGCGTGCCTTTGCAGATGCGGCTAAGGTCGGCGTGGGCTGGCTGGATGACGGCGTGCGGGATGACCCGACGCAAGACGTGATTTTCAGCAAGTACGAGGACTGGCGCAACGTGTTGTGGGATTCGGCCTCTTACGACCTTGACTTGAGCGATGCGCGCTACCTGTTTCGCTGGCGATGGGTGGATGAAGACATTGCCTGCCTGATGTTCCCGGATCGTGCAGCCCAGATCAGGGCGGCCATCCACGATGTGGGAAACATGGAGCGCCACGGCGATGACGATGAGGCTTCAGGCCTGTACGACCGTAGCGATGATGCCGCGCGCAGTGGCTCAAGCCGTGCCTCGGGCAGCTACGCCATGTTCGATGCCAAGCGCTCGCGCGTGAAACTGATTGAGTGCCAGTACCGCAAGCCGACACCGGTCAAGATCGTAGCCGATGGCCCGCTCAAGGGGCAGTTTGTGCATGATCAAGACCTGGCCATGAAACATGCCCTGGCGAATCACGGTTCATCCCTGATTGAGAAGGTGATGATGCGCACGCACTTCGCGGTGTTCACCGAAGCCTCGATGGTGTCCATGGGCGCCAGCATCTACCGCCACAACCGCTACAGCCTCACCCCCATCTGGTGCTACCGGCGCGGTAAGGACCGCCTGCCGTATGGGGTGATTCGCCGGGTGCGTGACATTCAGCAGGATTTGAACAAGCGCGCCAGCAAGGCCCTGTTCCTGATGAACACGAACCAGATCATTGCCGATGAAGGCGCGGTCGATGACTGGAACACCTTGCGCGACGAGGTGGACCGCCCGGACGGCATGATCGTCAAGAAGTCCGGCAAGCAGATCGAGATTCGGCGTGATTCCGAGATGGCGGCCGGCCAGATCAACATGATGACGCTGGCGCAAAGCACGATCCAGCGTGCCTCCGGCATCAGCAATGAGAATCTGGGGCGGCAAACCAATGCCACCTCGGGCACCGCGATTCAGGCCCGCCAGCTGCAGGGCTCGGTGGTGACGACTGAGCCGTTCGATAACCTTCGCCTGGCCATCCAGATTCAGGGCGAAAAGCAGCTGAGCCTGACAGAACAGTTCTACACCGAAGAGAAGGTGGTGCGCCTGACCGGCGCGCGCGGCGCGATTGAGTGGATCAAGGTCAACACGCCAGAGATTCAGCCGGACGGCACAACCCGCTACCTCAACGACATCACCGCCACGGCGGCTGATTTTGTGGTGTCAGAGCAGGATTACAACGGCTCGATGCGCCAGGTGATGTTTGAGCAGTTGAACCAGATGGCCTCCCGGTTGGCGCCAGAAGTGGCATTGCGCTTGCTGCGCATGGCCATGGAGTTCTCGGACCTGCCCAACAAGGACGAGATTGCGGACCAGATCAGGCAGTTGACCGGCGAGCAAGACCCCAATGTGGAGATGACGCCAGAACAGGCGCAACAGGCGCAGCAGCAAATGGAGCAACAGGCCGAAGCGCTGGATATGCAGCGCAAGACCGCCATGCTGGCGCTGGAAGAGCAAAGCGCCAAGGTGAAACTGCTCAATGCCCAGGCTGAAAAGGTGATGGCTGAGTTGCAGGGCGGCGGTGCAGCGGACCCGGCCATGCAAGGGCAGGTGCGCCAGATTCAAAGCCAGGCCGCCGAACAGATTGACCGTTTGTCGCAGGAGCTGCGAAAGGCCCAGTCAGAGCTGGCCAATCGCACGCTGCAGATCAACAAGGAAAGCGACACCAAACTGGAAGTAGCGCGCATTGGCGCCGATACCACGCTGCGGGTGGCTGAGATTCAGGGGCGCAACGACAAGCAAATCACCGCGCTTGAAGCCCGCATGGGCGAGATTGCGCAAATGTTGCAAGGTGACGTCACGCCAGCTACGGCCGCCACGCCATGACGTGCCAAGGATGGCACGCTATCGTTTTTCTTAATCTTGATGGAGTCCAGCATGGCAAAAGGTATTTCTTCCAGCAGCAGTGATGATTGGCGCGTAGAGAGCGACCTGAATACTTTGCTGGAGGCCGAGAAGATCGAGAAGGATCCCAAGCGCATGTCCAAGGTTCGCGCCTTGGCCAAGCAAAAAATGCTTGACGTGGCAAAAGTTGCCGCTGAAGGCGAGAGCGGCGACTGATCGCCCATCCAGTTTTTAAACCCAACCACCACGCAGGAGTGTGAAATGCCCCCAGAATTTGACGAACACATCTTATCGACCATGACGGACGAAGAGCGAGCCACCATCCTTGAACAGCAAACGCCGGAAGAAATCGCCGCGATTGCTGCTATCGCCAATGGCGACGAGGACGGCCCGGATGACGACGATGAAGATGAGGATAACGGCGACACCGGTGCGGCTGACCCTGCCGCCCCAGCTGCTGCGGCCGCTGCCCCCGCTCCTGCGGCTGATCCAGCGCCAGCAACTGCCAGCGCCAGCGATGCCTTTCAGCCCAGCTATCAAGCCAAATTGCCTGACGACTTCGCTGCGCAGGAATCCGCCATCAAGGAGCAAAACGATGCACTGGCGGCCCGCTTCAAGTCCGGCGACATTGATTTTGATCAGTACCGGGTTGAGGCCGAAGCCCTGTCCAAGTCAGAGCGTGCCCTGGATGAGATTCGCCTGAAGGCCACGCTGTCACAGGAAATGACGGCACAAACGGCCGAACAGCAGTGGAATCACACGGTTCAGCGCTTCATCGCCACCACGGCGAAAGATGGCGGCATTGACTACAGCAAAGACCCCGACAAGCAGTCTGACCTTGATGTGTTTGTGCGCACGCTGGCCAATGACGCCAAGAATGCCGACAAGCCCGCCGAGTGGTTTTTGGCCGAGGGTCACAAGCGTGTCAAGGCGCTGCATGGTATTGGCCTGGTGGCTGCGCCCCCCGTGACGGATGCCAAGAACACCCGCAAGACGCCGCTCGATGCTGCGCCTAAGACGTTGGCGCAAGTGCCTGGCAGCGATGGTCCGGGTGATGTGGATGGCAATGAATTCACCGATGTGGACCGGCTGACCGGCGACGCGCAGGAAGAAGCCATCCGCAAGATGACCCCGGCCCAGCGCGAACGCTACATGTCGGGTGTCTGATGGCTGAAATAGCCTGCCTGGTCCTGGACATCAAGCCTGGTGATCGGGTCTTGATTGGCGGCAACCTGGTCACGATCGAGTTGCTGCAGAAGTCGGGCCAGCTGGCGCGTTTGCAGGTCCGGGCACCCGCTGAGGTGTCGGTCAAAAAAGATTCACTGGCGTTGCGCGGTGTCGTGGCAAGGATGCCACGATAGGCCGTCTCAGTGACAAAACCGGGTGCGCAGGAAGTGCTCCCTTGAAACCTAACTTTTCAAGGAGTATTTCTCATGGCACGTACCATTGTTGGCGTAAATGACCCCAAATCGGTCAAGCGCTTTGCTGGCCTCATGGCCTATGACACATCGCAAAAGGGCTACTGGTCCCAGCGCTTCATGGGCAAGGGCGAAGCCGCCGAAGTCCCCATTCAAATCCTGACCGACCTGGAGTCGGATGCTGGCGAGCAAATCGCTTACGACTTGCTGGCTGAGCTCAAGATGGCCCCGGTTGAGGGCGAGGACAACCTGGAAGGCAAGGAAGAGGCTCAGCGCTTCTACACCGACACCATCTACATTGATCAAGCACGCTGCGGTGTCAACACCGGCGGCCGCATGACGCGCAAGCGCACACTGCACAACCTGCGCGAGAAGGCCAAGCGCCAGCAATCCGGCTGGTGGGCGCGCCTGGTGGATGAACTGCTGTTCATCTATGCGTCCGGCGCTCGCGGTATCAACCCGAATTTCTTGCTGCCCCTGGGTTACACCGGCCGCGCCAACAACGCACTGGTGGCGCCTGACTCCAATCACGTCCTGTACGGTGCTGAACTGAGCGCTGCTGGCGTTGAAATCAATGGTGCGACCGCCTTCAACAACATCGATGCGGCCGATAAGTTCAGCTTGAAGCTGATCGACCGTGCGGTAACCCGGGCCCAGGTCCAGGGCGGCGGACCAACTGGCATCCCGGTGTTGCAACCTTGCAAGATCGACGGCAACGAGACTTATGTCTGTGTGATGCACACCTGGCAGGAAGACGACTTGCGCGCCAACATGCAAACTGGTCAGTGGCTGGACATCCAAAAGGCTGCTGCGACTGCCGAAGGACGCAACAGCCCATTGTTCAAGGGCGGCTTGGGCATGTACCGTGGTGCGATCCTGCACAGCCACCGCAACGCGATCCGCTTCAACACGGCCGGTTCTGGCGCCAATGTGGAAGCCGCGCGCGCTTTGTTCATGGGCTCGCAAGCGGCTGTGATTGCCTACGGTTCTCCCGGCACGGCTCAGCGCTTCGACTGGAACGAAGAAACCCGCGACAACGGCGACAAAGTGGTGATCACCACGTCTTCCATCTTCGGTATGAAGAAGGTCAATTTCGTGACTGAATCCGGCGCTCAGGACTTCGGTGCTTTTGCGCTCGATACCGCCTGCGCAACTCGCTAACCAACCTGACACGCATAGGAGAACAACATGCCTTTTACTGGTTCAAACGACTTCACCACGGGGCGCGCAAACCCCGTGACCCCCGCTGGTGCCGAACTGGCGTCCATGCGCTTCACTTTGGCCATGGCCACGGCGGACCTGGCGCTCAACAGCATTGGCCAGATCGGCATTCTTCCGGCGGGCTGCATCCCTGTGCAGCTGCTGGTTGATGGCACTGACATGGACAGCGGCGCGGCCGCCATGGTGCTGAACGTGGGCATTTTGGATGCTGCTGGCACGGCGCTTTCAACCGCTGCTGCTGATGGCGGCGCGGCTTGGGGCTCGACCACTGCAGTGAACACCGCATTCCAGCAGCAAATCCTGAGCCAGCCCATGGCTACGGTGACCCGCTCTGATGTAGATCGAAAGATTGGCATCAAGGTGGCCACGGCGCCAACAGTAGCCGTCGCGGGAACGCTGGGCATCACGTTGATTTACCGCTCGGCTTAATCGCGGCTGACGGCATAAAGCTGGCACACACAAAAGGGGCCTCAGTGCCCCTTTTTATTAGGAGAATTTGAATGAAGATCGAAACCAGCATCAAGGCCCGCCGCGAAAAGACGGTGCGCTTGACCACCCCCAAGGGAAACACGATTGTGTTCTCTGACGATGGCTCTGGCCATTTGGTGGCTGACGTCACGGATCAAGTCGACTTGGCTTTTATCCTGTCGCGCAGCGAGTTTTCACCCGTGGATGAGGCTGACTTCGTGCAGGCTGAATCCCTGATTCGGGAAGAAGTCGGCGCTGACGACTTGCCCGATGACGATGGTGATGAGAATGCCGGGCCTGTGGAGGCGGTGACGCCGCCAAAGCCCGGTAAGCCAGCCAAAGCGGCCAAGTAAAGCACTGCCATGTTGTGGTCTGCCTTCATGCCTGAGCTGATGACCTTTGCCCACGGGTGCCCTATCCCGGTGGCAGAGAGCAAGGCGCGTCAGGCTGCGATTGAGTTTTTCCGTCGCACCCGCGCCTGGGTGGAGTGGCTGGACCCTGTGACCTCGATTGCCAGTGCTTCGGCTGAATACGACATGGAGCCGCCTTCCGGCGCTGATGTGATCCGTATTGAACAGGCCACCATCGGCGGCAACCAAGTGCCGGTTGCCTCATTTCGTGACGTGGCGCAGGACTGGGAGCGGCAAGCCTTGAGTGAGATGCAGCTGGTCAGCCGTGACCTGAAGACATTTCGCCTGGGCGGCACGGCTGCTGCTGGCCTGTTGATTCAGGTTCAGGCGGCGCTGATTCCCAGCCGGACCTCGACGGGCATTCCGGATGACTTGTTTGAGAAGTACGTCGATGACATCGCGCACGGCGCGCGGGCCAAGATTCTTTCCATTCCGGGGACGACGTTTTACAACCCCGATATTTTCATGCTGGAGCAATCCGCCTTTGAGTCGTCCATTGCCACCAAGTCAGTCGATGCCTGGCGCGGACTCACCAAAAACACCCCGCGTTCGCGTGTGAACTTCTGCTAAATCACCATGACCATCACCGCCCAATCTGTTGTACGTCGCGCCACTGACCTGCTGCAAGACCCATCATCAATCCGCTGGCCAGCTCATGAGCTGGTGCGTTGGCTCAATGACGCCCAGCGCGCCATCATCAAGGCCCGCCCTGATGCCCTGAACGTCACGGCCACCATGACGCTGGCGGCTGGTTCGCGGCAAGACCTGGACAATGCAGCACTGTCGCCACCCCCGGCCAAACTGATTGAGATCACCCGCAATGTGGCGGCCACCTCGGCCAAGGAGTCGGTGACGCAGGTGCAGCGCCAGATTCTGGATGACCAGGTGCCGGGCTGGCACGGGCTGGCTGGCAAGGTCAACGTCAAGCACTACATGTTTGATGTGCGTGACCCCAAAACTTTCTACGTGTACCCACCGGCGACCGCTCTGGCGCAGCTGGAGGTGATGTACTGCGCCTATCCGACAGACATCGCAGAACCTGCAGACGGTTCGACTTACGCTGATGTGGCTGGAAACATCAGCCTGCCCGATATTTTTGGCGATGACGTGCTGAACCTGGTGTTGTACCGGGCCTACAGCAAAGACGCCGACTATGCGGGCAACGCAGAGCGTGCAGCCGCGTACCTGGGCATGGTGGCGGCTTCGCTGGGGGCTGAGATTGCCGCCACGATAGCCGTGAAGCCTCAATACAAGCCGGGCGCGTAAGCCATGAACTTCGGCCAGATCAACGGCTACGGCCTCAACAGCGCAGCAGCAGGCGGCAACAACGCCACTTTGAGCGACGGCATTGCGTCGTCGGGCGCGTTTGCAGCCCTGCTAGTCGCTGGCGCCATTCTGACCGGAGGCCTGTTCACCTCGCCCGAGGCAGGTGGCCGGGTCAGTAAGTCGATTGACGGCGGCATCTACGGCACCGATTCGGTCGGCGGCATCCAGTTCAAGACAGCCAATCTGCAAGGCGGGATCAACTCATCGAGCGCGGCCAGCTCTAACCTTGGTATCGCCTCGGGCCTGAATGGCGGGGTTATCTCGGGTTCTGGTTATGGCGGTCAGGTGCTGACCAAAGTCCGGCTGCAAATGGCCGACACGGTGGGTAATTTGAGCCTGGCCGGTGGCTCGCTGACCTATGGCTCTGGCCTGAACGGTGGCGCCTTTGGTAATTCATGGCTCACTTCCCAGATCATTGGCAGCACGGTGCTGGTGGCGGGTGGGGCGTCTTCTGCCTCGGTGCTCGATGGCACGATCAACACGGGGCGCATTTTGTCGGATGGCGCCTCAAGCTCTGGCGTGCTGTCCGGGTCTTACTTCATCACAGGGCTGCTGCAGGATGGTTTGACCTCCAGCGCAACACTGGCGCAAGGCCTGGCGATCAGCCCGCGCTTGCAGGATGGTGTGATCAGTGTGGGCGCGGTGGGCTCACCCGTCATGCGGATCAGTGCTGAACTCGATAGCGGCCTGGGTAGCAACACGGCGTTTACGGCCCAAATCATCATTTCGCCCAACAGCAACTACGGTGTTGACAGCAATTCAGCGCTGAGCGCTGGCATGCGCAAGTCGGCGGTTCTGATGGGTGGCCTGGCTGCGGCCTCGTTCACTGACAGCGTGGCACTGCGGGCGGCGCAGCGCTTGCCTGGCGGGTTGACTTCGACCGGGATCATGAGTGCCGCCCTGATTTCAAGCCCGCACCTGGTGGGCGGGAATGAGTCAGCGGCCTATCTGGCCAGCGCCTTGCGGGCACAGGCGATTTTGTCGGGCGGCATGGGGCTTGATGGCTTTGCCGCTGGTGAAGCATGTATTTCGGCTCGCCTGCATGGCGGCGCCAGCACGGGTTGCGCGGGTGGTGGGTTCTTGACGGCGGCAAGTAGCTTGCTGGACGGCATTCACCAAGAAGACGAGTTCGGCGCGAACTTGATCGTCATCCCCGTGCTGACAGGCGGCGTCGCTTCCGGTGAGTCCATCGGCAGCAACATCGTGCAGGGGTTCACCGATCCACTGCTTAACACCTGGGCGCTGAGCATCGTGTCAGCAACCCAGATTCTTTCTATCGAAACCCCAACCGAGGATATTTAACATGGCAAATCTTGTCTCCAAAGAACTGCGTACCGCTGCCCTGGCGGCCTACTTCTCCGCTGGCGCGGCACCGGTCAACCTGTACCTTCGCCTCTACAAAGACGAGGCCAACATTGTCGAAGCGACGGTGCTGGGCGACATCTCCACCAACGAACAGGCGGGCGGCGGCTATGCGGTGAAAACCATGGCCCCGGCTGACTGGACGGTGGAGCAAGGCGTGGGCGGCATCCGCGTGCGCTTGACGGATCAGACCTGGACCACCACGGCGGACAACTGGAACACGCTGCGCTGGGCGGTTCTCTCCACCACGGCGGACAACAGCGGCACGATCCTGCTGGCGCGCGACTACGGCACCGGCAAGACCGTGACCGGCATCGGCGCCAATGTGACCGTGGATGACCTGTTCTACCAAATCAACGACTGAGCGGGGTAGGTCATGGTCATTGAAACGCTATTCGTTGGGCGCAACAACACATTCAGCCTGCAACTGCGGCGCGCGGAAGAGGCAATCACCTTGCTCTCGATCACGGGCTACGAGTTGTACCTGTCCAACGGGCGCATGTTCAGTGACCTTGACCGCTTCATCGAGAAAGACAACGGCATCGTAGAGATTGCCATTGGGGACCTGTTGACCGCGGCTGATGTGGGAAGCCATGTGGCTTACCTGGTCACGTTCGACCCCATCAACATTGCTGGCGTGCGCTGGCCCAACTTCAAAATCAAGGTGAAGGCATGACCCAGCTTTTCGTCAATAACTTTTCTGCCACGGTGGCCCAGACGTTCGGGGCGGCTGACCAGTACCTGTACCTCAGTGGTGTGGCGGGCCTGCCCGCCTTGACCGGCGGCAATCACCTGGTGCTGACACTGTTTCGCAAGGTCGGCATTGTGGAATCCGGCCATGAAGTGATCAAGGTCACCGCCATCACCGACAACATGCTGACCGTGGTGCGTGCGGTCGAGGGCGCAGCGGCCACACTATTTAATGTGGGTGACCACGTTGAGGCGCGCGTCACAGCGGCGGCCCTCGGTGCCAAAGCAGACTTGGCCAACCCCACGTTTACCGGCACGGTGGGCGGCATCACGGCGGCCATGGTCGGGGCGCCTGCGGGCTCCGGGAATTCCAGCGGCAACAACACCGGCGATCAGGACTTGTCTGGAAAACAGAATGTTCTGGTGTCTGGCACCAATATCAAGACGGTCAACGGTCAGTCTCTGCTGGGCGGTGGCGATTTGGCGCTGGCAAGCACCAGCTTGTCCGGCAACACCACGATTTATGTTGGTCAGGTCATTGCCTACACCATCACCGACTTTGACAGCTTCAGCACTTACGCTGTCGCGGTATCGGCGGGCAGCGTCACGCGCACGCTGGATGCCATCAGCTTCACCGCCCCTGCGGTAGCTGGCAATGTCACGCTGACGGTGACGACCAACGGCGTTGCGCGCGCTATTACCCTCGTCGTATTAGCGGCTAGCGTGGTGGCGCCCACCATCACCAGCCCGGCCAACGCGGCCACCGGCGTACTTGGCCCCGCCATCACCCTGACCAGCAATGCATTCGCCTGGCTGGGCGTGGCTGATACCCACCTCAACAGCGACTGGCAACTCGCCACCGATGCGGCATTCACCAGCATTGTCCAATCGGTGAGCGCCAGTGCAACCTACAAAACCAGCTGGAGCACCACGGTTGCAGTCGGAACCATGTATTACGCCCGTGTGCGTCATCGCGGCACCGCCAATGGCGCAAGCAGCTACAGCGCCACGGTGACATTCAGCACAGCGGCCACGTTCAACAGTTACATCACCACGCCCACGGCGACCCCGGCGGCATTTGGCGACTCGTTCGAGGGTGGCTTTTACACCGGGCAGATTTGGAATGAGTTGGTGCAGTCTGCCTCCAGCTACGCCATCGGCACGGGTAGCAAAGCCTTCGTGGTGGCCGACATGACCGCAACACCGCTGGTCTACGCGGGCCAGACGCTGGAGGTGCGCAGTCGCGCCAACCCAGTCAACAAGATGATTGGCGTTGTCACTGGTGCTTCTGGCACGGCGCTGACGATCAATGTCACCAGCGTCGGCGGTTCGGGTACGTTTACCGACTGGTCGATCATGGCGCAATACCGCGTCATCGTGGCCCCCAAGGCGACCGGCGAGAACACGGCCATTGCTTACAAAAACGCCAACACGGCGGCGCCCGCTGCGTGTGGCACGCTGTCAGAAGGGCGCAAAGCCACGCTGGCCATGGTGGCGGCGGATACCAGCACGGTCTACCCGGCGGCGCACTGGTGCAACAACCTGAGCATTGCGGGCAAGACCGACTGGTATCTCCCGGCGCGTGACGAGCTGGAGCTGTGCTGGCGCAATCTGAAGCCCACGGCGGATGCCAACTATGTGACCGCCGACCGGCCTGTAGGCGCGACACCCAATTACATGAACTTGGGATCGTATGGCGACACCGCCGCCACTCACGGCTTGGACAACAACTCTTCACCCGTGGGCGCGGCGCACATTTCCGGCACGCCTGCCCAAGTGGCGGCAGGCAAAAACTTCAGGACCAGCGAGTCTGAGGCCTTCGCCTACGGCTCGTTCTTCTACTGGTCAGCGTCGGAGTACTCAGCGACGGTCGCCTGGGTCCAGCTCTGGCACTCGCCGTACCCCGGCAACCAGAGCGGCAACGGTAAGGCGGTTGCCGTCTATGTGCGGGCTGTCAGGCGATCAATTATTTAGGCCTTCAATCCTTTTGACCCCCTTTTGACCCCTGACCCCCATGGCCCAGTACCAACACCTCCCCATCTACAAGGTCACTTATGAGCTGCTCCAGCAGATCACCAAAGTGACCAAGGACTTCCCGCGCGACTACAAGCATTCGCTTGGAGCAAAACTGCGCGAGGAAGTGGTCGATCTGGTGGTGTTCATCTACAAGGCCAATTCATTCCTCCGGGAGCGGGCGCACTTCGTGGCGCTCATCCTGGAGCGCATGCAAGTGATTGAGTTGTTGGTGAGGCTTTCCAAGGACATGCGCCTCATCAACATCAAAGCGTTTTCCGAGACAGTTGCATTAACAGACAGCATTGGTCGTCAGGCGCAAGGCTGGCTGAAAACTGTCAAACCATTGTCGGCAGAGTGATGCGAGTCAAGGCTTTCATCAGCGACCGATCTATCGGGACTGCGCCCGTTGTTATGCAACGAAAGGCGAATTGCAGTTTCTGCGCGGTAAAGACTGCGCAGCGACGTGTGAGTGCGCGGTCAAACACAGGCTCGTTCAACTACTGGTCAGCGTCGGAGTACTCAGCGACGAACGCCTGGAACCAGAACTGGAACTCGTCGAACCCCGGCAACCAGAACAACAACAATAAGACGAATGCCAACTATGTGCGGGCTGTCAGGCGAAAGAAAACAATGCAAGCACAGTGCGACGTGACTGTCTCGGAGCTTTTTCAAGCTTACTTTGACTGTCGAAAAACCAAGCGCAACACCTTCAACGCCCTGGCGTTTGAGGAACGACTTGAGCGAAACCTGATGGATCTGTATTACGAGCTGCACGCAGGCGCGTACCAGCCCGGCCAGTCCATCTGCTTTGTGGTTGAGTACCCCAAGGTGCGCGAGGTCTGGGCCGCTGATTTCCGTGACCGCGTGGTGCACCACCTGCTGTACAACCGGGTCAGCGCGCGCTTTTACAACCGCTTCGTGCATGACAGCTACGCCTGCATCCCTGGCAAAGGCGCGTTGCGTGCGGTGGATCGGCTGGAGCACTTCATGCGCTCGGCCAGCCAGAATTACAGCGTGCCCACGTTCTACCTCAAGGCGGACGTGGCGAACTTCTTTGTCAGCATCAAGAAGCCCATCCTCGATGCGCTGCTGGCGCGCTACATCACGGAACCCTGGTGGATGGACCTGTGCCGTCGCGTGTTGCACCACAACCCAACCACCAATGTGCAGGTGCGCAGCGCGGCCGGGCTGATGCGCAAGGTTCCCAGCCACAAAAGCCTGTTCAATTCCAACGGCGACGGCCTGCCCATTGGCAACCTGAGTAGCCAGTTCTTCGCCAACGTCTATATGGACCCGGCGGACCAGTTCGCCAAACACAAGCTCAAGGCAGTGCAGTACGTGCGCTACGTCGATGACATGGTGATCCTGGGTCACGATGGCGCCAGCCTGTACGACAAATCCCGCCTGCTGGATGATTTCCTGGGTGAGCACCTGGCCCTGCGCCTGCATCCCAACAAGACCGAAATCAACCGCATTGAAGGCGGCATCAACTTCCTGGGCTACATCGCCCGCCCGTATGCACGCTACGTGCGTCAGTCCACCCTGCGCAATGCGCGCCAAAAGGTGATGGCGACCCCGGCTGATGCGGACCCCGTGACCGTGCGCGCCATGGCCAACAGCTACTTTGGCTTGATGGGCCACGCCAACGCCTGGCGTGAGCGCAAGCAGTTTGCAGGCCTTCTGCGCAAGCACGGCCACCGCGTCAGCCACGACTTAACCCGCGTCATTCTTTGAAAAGGACACCATGAAGCACCTGAAATTTACCTATGTCGATGCCATCACAGGCGTGTCGGTGGCTGCTGAGCCTGCGCTGAATGGCACCAAGTTCCCACCAGTGCCTGGTCTGGCGTTTGCCTGGGCGCGCGAAAGCGCCTATCCCACGCCGGTACCGGAATTCTTTGGCACCTGCCCGGATGCCAGCCCCACCCAAGTGGATGGCGTGCTGGGGCTATTCGTCGAGGCGGACTTCAACTCCATGTACGCGGATGAGCTCAACGCACGCGCTGCCAAAGCCAGCGAGGCCGGTCGTATCACCAAGCTGGCGTTTCGAAACCGCTTCACGATGACTGAGAAGGTGTCGATGGAGATTGCCTCGCTGGACAACCCGGGCGCTGCCATGGCCCAGCGCCAGCAGGCGGCCGCCTTGCGTGCCAATCTGGCCGATACCGCTGCAGCTGTATTCATCGACCTGACCCGCGCTGATACCCGCGCCGGGGTGCAAATGCTGGAGGCCGCCGGGCTGCTGGCTGCTGGACGGGCGCTGGAAATTCTGGACACCCCGGTACAGCCTGGCGAGCGACCATTGTGAAGATCGCTTTCTACAAGGGCACGCGGCCGGGCATTTCCGGCATCTACAACCGGCTCACGCGCTTGCTGGACCGGGGGATTTACTCGCACTGCGAGCTTGTGTTCGGCAACGGCGTCAGCGCATCGTCCAGCTTTCTGGATGGTGGCGTGCGGTTCAAGGTCATCGAATACAGCCAACTGACCAACTGGGACTTCATGGACTTGTCCCGTGCCTCGGTCAAGCTGGAGGCCAGTGCCATGGACTGGTTCAAAAAGCACGAGGGCGAGCGTTACGACCTCTGGGGCAATCTGCGCTTTGCCACCGGCTTTGCCCGTGACTCTGATGACAAGTGGTTTTGTTCTGAGTCCGTCATGGCGGCGCTGGGATTTGCTGAAGCCTACCGATATGGCCCGTCCGGCATGGCCGCGCTGCTGCAACACCACTTTCAAACTGAATTTTTAAACCCTGGAGTGTCCCCATGAGCGAAGAGCGAATCATCATCCTTGAGCAGCATGCCAAAGGCACAGATGCCACGCTTGGACGGGTCGAAAACAAGATCGACACCATTGTTGAAACACTCAACAGCCTGGTACGAATTGAAGAGCGTCAGAGCGTCATCAACATTCGCCTGAACGAGGGAGCGCAGACGATGCAAAACCATGAATCACGCATTCAGGCCATTGAAACCCGCTTGCCCGGCCTGATTGAAAAGGCGGGTTGGCTGGTAGCAGGCGTGCTGGGGATCATTGCCATCGTTGGTGCTGCTGCAGCCAAGGTGATTTTCAAATGATGGCGTTCATCGTGTCCTGCTACTGGTGGGACAACATTTTGAAGGACTGGGGAAGGCAATGAAATTTGACCAAGCATTTGACAAGCTGATTGGCCACGAGGGCGGGTACACGCCAGGCAAGGGCGATCCCGGCGGCGAGACTTGCTGGGGCATTTCAAAACGCAGCTACCCAAAGCTCGACATTGCCAGCCTGACACAGGCGGATGCCAAGGAAATCTACCTGCGCGACTACTGGAAGCCAGCGGGCTGCGACTCGGCGCCTCCTGCCATTGCCTTCGACCTGTTCGACATGGCTGTGAACTCCGGGGTAGCGCGTGCTGTCAAGACGCTGCAGCGCACTGTGGGCACTGCGGAGGACGGCAAGCTCGGGCCGCTGACGCTGGCGGCGGCTGCAAAGCTCGACCCGGCGCGGGCGGTGGCGCGTTTCAATGGCGTACGGCTCGCCTTCATGGCGGGCCTGGACGTTTGGCCAACCTTCAGCCGTGGCTGGGCGTTGCGTATCGCTGACAACTTGATGGGGGTGTGACATGGATTGGCTCAAAACTCTGGCGCCTATGCTGGGCACCGCATTGGCCGGGCCGCTCGGCGCGGCGGCGGCTTCATTCATTGCCGACAAGCTGGGGCTTGAGGCGAAAACCATCGAGGCTGTGAGTGAGGTACTGAACTCTGGCAAGTTGACGCCCGAACAGATCAGCAGCATCAAACTGGCTGAAATTGATTTTCAGAAATTCCTCAAGGAGCATGACATCAAGCTGGAGGAAATCAGCGCTGGCGACCGGGCCAATGCGCGCGATATGCGCAAGTCGACCAACAGCCAAGTGCCAGCCGTGTTGACCATGTTGATCACCTTCGGCTTCTTCGGGGTGCTGGGCTGGATGCTGTACGACACCAAGAGCGTCGAAAGCCCGCCACTGCTGATCATGCTCGGGTCACTCGGTACCGCCTGGACGGGCGCTTGCGCCTTTTGGTTTGGCACCACCAGTGGCAGCGCGACCAAGAACCAGCTGCTGGCCAACTCCACGCCTTTGCGCTGAAGATGCCATGACCACGCTCAGAGTCAACAACTTCGGCGGAGAGATTCCGCGTATGCCAGCGCGCGCCTTACCGGCTGGCGCGGCCCAGATCAACAGCAACTTGCTGGCCACGGCCACCGAGTTTCGACCCTTGCAGTCCGATAGCGTGGTGGGCGCGGCCCCGGCGGGTGCCAAGACGCTGTACCGCCTGTCCAAGGATTCAAGCGGTGTTGTGCGAACGCTCGATGCCGCTGGCTGGATTGCAGAAACAGCCGACAAGAACTACGTCAAAGGCCAGATCAATGACGATGGCACCGAACGCACCTACGTTACCTTCAACGATGGCACACAAAAGCCGCGCGCGATTGACGCCCTGGGCGCCGACCGGCTGATGGGTGTTCCGTCTCCTTTCTACGCGACCGCCGTCCTGGTAGAGGGCGAATCGTTCACATCGACCGAGGCGACCGCATGGGTCGATGGAACGCTGATTCCGGCTTTGCATGCTGCTTTCCTGGCCAGCCTGCCGGTGACCACCCTTGCCAGCAACCAGATCAGCTCGCGCGTTAGTGCGTCCAAGCCGGTGGCGGGTGCCTATTCGATGTACGGAATGACCCAGAATGCGGCCAGCCCCTGGATGGCAGAGCGGGTGTTGCCGCTGGCCACCGCCAAGGCTGCAGGGCTGAATGACCCCATGGTTGATCCGCTGCTAACAGGCTCGACACTCACCATTCAGGCGTTGTGCTTGCCGTACTGGGGTCGAGTTGGTGGCGTGGAGGCTCTGTCCACAGCCATTCGACTGATTGAAAACCCGCGCGACGGTTCGCAGTTGTTCACAGATCCGCAAATCGCGGCCATCGTGGCGGGGTTGGTGGCGCATTTCGATCCGGACGATGCCAGCGTCAAGACGCTGCGCACGGCGCTGGATGTGCAGATTAAAACCATCAATGCTGCGATTGACTATGTGCTAACGCCACCGACGGCTGAAGCGGCTCCGACCGTTCCTGCAAAGCCTGTTGTTCCGGAATATTACGAATATGATTTTGGTGGAGGTGGATCATGATGACTCGTAGCCCAGAATGGGTTTCTTACGACGCCGCCCTTATTGTCTATAACGAGGCTCTGCGTGACTACATCATTGATCAAGCCAGAATCTCGGATGAGATTGCCGGGAAGATATCCACCATCGTGACCGCCAAGGCATCGGCGGCCAAGCTGGCCACTGAGATTGAAGACCTCTACATCAAGCGGCGCGATACCCTGCTGGCCTGGGTCAAAGACTTTGTGGATGATCGCGGTGTCATCCAGTCTGACAACAACACCGATGGCTTGATCAAGGTGGATGCAGATCGTGTGATTGACCCGCGCTTCTACATCGTGACCTACGTCAACGACTGGGGCGAAGAGTCCGCACCATCGCCGCCAACTGAGTTGCTGAACGTGGATCAGTATTCAAGCGTGACCGTGGGTATTGCCCCCTTTCCGGCTGGGCGCAACCTGGTGGGCTGGCGCATTTACCGTAGCGCCAATGCCAGCAGCGATATTGATCCTCCATTGGCCGTGACCGACCCGGACCCGGTGAAGGCAGTCCTGTCTGATGGTGGGTTCGACTATTTCCGAATGGCACTGCCAACTTACTCGGACAGCAAAAAAGGCGCTGAGCTGAAAGAGGTGTGTCCGACGCTGACCTGGCTAGAGCCTCCTTACCGGATGCAATCGGGCAGCGCCTTGCAGCCCATTCCCGCCAAAGGCAACGACCCATACCTGCGTGGCCTGGTGGGCATGCCCAATGGCGTGATGGCGGGGTTCATTGACAACTTCGTGGCGTTCTGCGACCCGTACCACCCCTATGCGTGGCCGGTGGAGTACCAAATCCCGCTCAAGTACCCGATTGTTGGCTTGGGTGTGTTCGGCCAGTCGCTGTTTGTCGGCACGGCGGCCAACCCGTCGATCATCAGCGGCTCGGACTCGGCCTCGATGTCGGAACAGGTGCTGGACGATGCGCAGGCCTGCCTCAGTGCGCGCTCCATCGTTAGCATGGAAGGCGGCGTGCTGTACGCCTCGCCCGATGGCATTTGCTTTGCCAGCGGCAACGGCGTGCAGGTCATCACCTCGGCCTTGTTCGCTCGGGAGGATTGGCAAGCCCTGACGCCTTCGAGCATCATGGCGGCAGCGCATGAGGGCATCTACTACTTCTGGTTCAGTGGCACCTATGGCGGCATGACCGGAGGTTGCCTGGCGCTCGATACGGTGGCCAAGAAGCTCGCGCGGGTGGACATCAGCGCCAGCGCGGTCTTCACGGACAGCCTGACGGACGCGGTGTTTTATGTCAGCGGGACACAGATCAAGCGCGCTTTCAGCACCGGTCGACGCATTGGCAAATGGAAGTCCGGCAAGGTGATCTTGCCCGCGCAGGCCCCGCTGGCCTGGCTGCAGGTGGATGGTGACCAGTCGCCCGCCAATCCCGCCACGGTGCGCTGGTACGGTGACGACCAGTTGCGCTACACCGCGACGGTGACAGGCATCGCCCCGGTACGCCTTCCGCCCGGCCGCTGGCTGGAGCATGAAATCGAGATTGAATCCACCGCCCGCATCACGCGCGTGACGTTGGCCGGAAATACCCTGGAGCTGCAGCAATCATGAGTGACACCGGCCCCGCCAAACTTCCCGGCTTGCCTGCCCTCAAGAATGCCGACCCCGCTTTGCAGCGCTGGGCGCAGGCGGTGGCCGAACACCTGGAGGTGCGCGCCGGTGCCCGTGGCAATCCGGCTGAGCGCGGTGTGACCCAGCGCGAGCTGCTGGCGGCGACCAAGGGCCTCGATTACCTGCGTTCCGAGAAAAGCACCACGGTCAACGCGGGTGACGTGGTGCTGAACCTGGGCGGCGGGATGACGGTCACAGTAGCAATTGATGCCTTTGCCAAAAGCATCTTTGACAGCCCGCTTTACAAGAGCCTGATGAAGCGTCTGGATGATCAAAGCCGCTTTGATGACGTGCCAGAACAGGTGCGAAAAATCCTACTGCTGGACATTGCCGAAGAGGCGGCCAAGCGCGGCGCCGACATTGTGCGGCTGGACAAGAAAATCCAGACCAGCACACAGTCACTGGCCTATACCGTCGAAGAGGTGACGGCGGCAATTCAAGGGGTGACGGCGGGCGTGCGGGAAACCACCTACGCCTCGGCCAGTGCGAACCTGGCGACGGCGGGCAAGGTCACACAGGTACAGGCGCGGCTGGACAACTTCAGTGGTGGCGGCCCGGGAACTGCCAGCATCGAGCAGAAGATGAGCACCATCGCCTCCAGCGTGACGGGGTTGAGTGCAGAGTACACGCTGAAAGTTCAGGCGGGCGGCATCTTTGGCGGTATCGGGCTATCGGCTCACTTGCCAGCAGACCCGACCAAGCCCGGTTACTCGATGTTCCTGATTGCTGTGGACAAGTTCGGCCTGGTGTTCCCTGGCAACGTGGGTGGGGCGGACGTCAAGCGCATCCCATTTGGGATCGACGCCAACGGCATCTACATGAACTCGGATGTTTACATCAAGGGCACGATGCGGGTGGACGCTGGGGGCAGTACGCTGCGCGATGGGCTGCGCGGCTCGCTCAATATCGGTATCTCTGGCAGCGCCTGGAGTGATGCGCTGGCGCGTAACGCCATTTATTCTGCCTTGGGCCGGGGGCCGTCCGCACCGGATAACGGCCACTTGGTGATAGGCGACTGCATCACGATCACCCAAGGCGCCAGCAGTGTGACGAAATACTGGAATGGTGGCGGCTGGTCGGTACCTGGCGTGGTGATCAATGGCGACATGATTGTTGATGGCGGCCTGGCGGCCTCCAAGATCGACACGCGCGGCCTGACGATCAAGGATCAGTCTGGCAATGTGATCCTGGGGTCAGGCTACAACTTGAGCGTTAACCTCATTGATGGCTTGGGCCTGTTGGCAAAAAAGAATACTGTGGCAGCAGCTGACGTGTCCGGCCTTGGGTCTTTGGCCACGAAGAGCTACACAACCATTGGCGAAACAGTGAGGTTTCCTGATGGCTCAGTCATGGGGACTGGTGATTTTGTTAGCCGACTGGCCAAGATCAATAGCGGGACCATCAGTACCTTCATGGATGGAGCAGCCATCACCAATGCCTATATTGGAAATGCTGCTGTGGATACGCTGAATATCGCTGGAAATGCGGTAACAGTGCCGCTGAGCGTGTCCGGGTATCCTGGCACCTGGCAACCGGCCGGATCGCTGACTTTTCAGGGGGCCTCCTCCTGGAATTACATGGACAGCGGTTATGTCACGGCCATCGTGTCGGCAATTTGCGGCGCCGGTTACACCAACTGCAATATCCAGGTTCGCCTAAAGCTGCAGGATGGTGGTGCCGCCATCGTGTTCAATCAATCATCGACAACCAGCAGAGATACTGTTGCGGTCACCATGTCTGGCTCCATTCCGGTCCCGCACGGTGGGATCTGGCGGATTGAGGTGTGGATCGGCAACGATTGGCGCGAAGGGAGTTACCTGCTTTCTAGTTTCAACTGCACAGCTTTCGGGACCATGCGATGATTCTTCATAGATTTGATGACAACGGAAGGTACACAACTTCCATAGCCACAACGTGGGCTGGGGCTGAAATGGAAGATCAGTCCCGGGTATTTATTGGTGACGTTGACGTGTCGCGCCAGTATCATGACTTAGCGACAAATCTCCCGGTGGACATGCCGCCAAAGCCGTCCGAATTCCACGACTTCGACTACACCCGCAAACAGTGGGCTGCCAACCCAGAGGCGGCCTGGGCCTCGGTCAAGCAGCAGCGGGCCCGGCTCCTTGCTGGCTCTGACTGGATGGTGACCAAGGCCGCCGAATCCGGTCAGACGGTTCCACCCGAGTGGGTTGCTTACCGTCAGGCGCTGCGTGACATCACCTTGCAGGCTGATCCATGGGCGATTGTGTGGCCGGTAGCACCGTAGTTCGCACCCTGTAGCGTGGCAAGGATGGCAGCATCGCGGGCATGCTGAATCTTGACTTTGAGCCAGTTTTTACGTTTGTTCAGTCATCCCTTGGGGGGCTGGCCAAGTCTGAGGGCATGACGGCAATCGGCCTTGAGCGTGATGGGGTACTGGTTGCTGGCGCAGTTTATGAAGGATTCAACGGGCGGAACATGTGGGTCCACCTGGCAGGCTTGCCGGGCCGCTCCTGGCTCAACCGCGAGTTTCTGCAGGCTGGGTTTCGCTACCCCTTCATTCAGTGCGGGGTCCAGCGGCTGAGTGGGTACGTGAACGCCAGCAACACCGATGCCCGGCGCTTTGATGAGCATGTCGGGTTTCAGGAAGAAGCGCGCTTGCGCGGGGCCGCGCCAGACGGCGGGGACGTGATTATTTATGTGATGCGAAAAGAGGACTGCCGGTTTCTCGGCGTGGAGTAAATATGTTGATTCCAAACAAGCACAGCGGCTACCAGGCTGGCATTCGTCTTTACCCAGGCGGCAAGGGTGGATCGTCAGCGCCACCACCGGACCCGGCCTTGATTGCAGCGCAAATCAAGTCGATGGGCTTTCAGGATGCTGCTGTTCAGCAGATCATGCAAAACAGCGCCGACATGGCACCACTGCAAAAAGAGCAGTTGCAGTTTGGCCTGGACAGTGCCCGCACCGCCTACGGCCAGTCGCAAGATGACCGCGGTTTCATGCTGGACCGGCGCGAAAAGCTGTCTGGACTGCAGGACTCGATGCTCACTGACGCGGCCAAATTCAATACTGAAGACCGCGCGAATGAACTGGCGGGGCAGGCCACGGCTGACGTCAACCAGGGGTTTTCCAGCGCACGCGAGCAAAGTGGCCGGGCCATGGCACGCATGGGGGTGAACCCATCCTCGGGCCGGGCGCTGGCCATGGGCAATCAAACTGCCATTGCGCAGGCCGGTGCGCTATCGAACGCCTCCACCAATGCCCGCACGGGCGCCAGGCTGGAAGGGCGGGCGCTGACGGACCGGGCCAGCAATGCCTTGGCGGGCTATCCGGCCATGGGCATGGCGGCCACCGGGGCCGGGGCTGGCATTGGCGCCAGCGGTATCACCATGGCGAATACGGGGCTGGCTGGGCTGAATTCCGGCTCGGTGGCGGCTGGCAACATTGCCGGACAAACCGGCGCCAATGCGGCCAGCATGTACGGGGCGCAGTCAAGCTACAAGACCGGGCAAGACAATGCACAAGGTGACGGCGGGGCCGGGATGATCGTTGGCTTGGCTGGCGCAGCAGCGGTGGCGTTCTGATCATGCTGACCTGTGGAAAACATTGCGGGGCCTGCTGCAGAGTGGGCGGGACCGATATGCTGTTGCCCGTGACGCGGGAAGAAGGGCAGGCGGTTGCGCTTGCACTTGGGCGCGAGTTGAGTTCGCCGGTGAAAGCCAATCGCAACGCGCACTGCCCATCACACAACTCTGATACCGGCGCCTGCGAAAGCTACGAGGCGCGCCCGCAAGTGTGCCGGGATTTCCAGTGCAATGGGCAGGAGCGGTTCGCGCACACTGCTGAGTCACTGGTGAAGCTTGAGGTGTTGGCAGACCGCACTGAGCCGGTTTACGATTTGCGGTCGTTCTTGCCCGAGACAGTTGGCCAGACGCTGGCGCGGCACCGGAACATTGCGTTCCAGTTTTCAGGCGGCAAGGATTCCACGGCCGCGCTGATGCTGCTCAAACCTTACTGGCACCTGTTCACGGTGTACTTCTGCGACTCTGGCGACTCCATGGAGGAAACGATTTCAGTCGTTCGCCAAGTGGCGGCGATGGTGCCGAACTTTCGCCTTATTCAGGGGCGTGTGCAGGAAACGCGGGCGCGCTATGGGATGCCAACGGACTTGTTGCCATGGACTTCGGCACCAGCTGCGCACATGAGCAATGCGGGGTACACACCCCAGATGCAGGACCGGGTAGCGTGTTGCTCGCGGTCGGTCATGGCGCCACTGCATGCCCGCATGGAGCAAGACGGCATCACCCTGATCATTCGGGGGCAGAAGTCGGGCGATACCCACAAAGGCAGCTTCAGCAGCGGCGACACCGTTGACGGCTTTGAATTCCTGTACCCGGTGCAGGACTGGACTGATGCGCAGTGCTTCGCCTTCATGCGTGAGCATGGCATTGAGCCCCAGCGTTTCTATTCCGAAGGCCTGACCCATTCTGGCGACTGCGCTACCTGCACCGCCTGGTGTGAGGATGACCGCGCGACTTACCTGGCCAAGTACCACCCATTGAAATTCATGGAGTACCGGGCCAACATGGCGATCATCGCGGAAGCGGTGGCTCCGGCATTGAGTAATTTTCAAAAAGAACTGGAGGCTTGCCATGGGCTTGCGATTTGACAAGGTTGACCCGCGTTTGTGGGCTGAGCTGGGCACCAAGGTGGGAACTGCTTATGTGCAGAACAAAGCCGGTGACGCGAATGCCGAGGGGATGAAGCAATCCACCCAAACGACCTCGAATTACGGCAAGGTTGACGCCAACGCGGTTTACACCGGTGAGGGTGCTGACGGCACCATGACCAATGCCGAGGCCGCCAGCTTTGGCGTCAATGTCCCTGTGGAAGACAAGACGGCTGGCACGGGCGTCATTCGTCAGTACGGACTGGGCACCAACCCCCAGAAGTTCCAAGATGCCGAATTCACGCCAGAACAGCAGCGCCTGGGCGGGTTGAAGTCACAGGCGGCCTTTTATGCCGCGCGCGGCGATACCGACCAGTCCAACAAAATTCTGTCGCAGATTCAGCAAAGCGACTTGACGGACATGCAGTTGACGCAGGCCAAACGCACCGGCGCGCGTGAGGACAGGGCGGATGCCGTGACGGCAACCCTTGAAGGTGTGGACAAGGAAGCTGGCGACTGGATGAAGTCCCGACTCAAGAATCCGGATGGCAGTGAGCGTGTGGCCACGGTCGATGATCACCTGGCGACCACCCAGTTTCGCGCCAACAAGCTGATGGAGGCGGGGCGCGCCAGTGAGGCCGGGGCCTTGATGAAGGACTTCAATGCGCAGGCGCTGGTCAAGATTCAACTGGAAACCGCTCAGCGCACCGATGCGCTTAAAAAGACCTCTGCCGCGCTGGCGGCTGGCGATCTGAACGCCGTGAAGGACTTCTACAACCAATTCACCCCGGACGGTGCGCAGGTGGTGTCGGTCAAGCGGGACGAGAAGGGGCAGATACTGATTGAGCGAACCACCGATGACGGCCGCCCTATGCCGCCCCACACCTTGAAAGACACGGGGGAGTTGTCTGCCGCGCTCAATTCGTTCAGTGACCCGATGGCGCTCTACAACTGGAGTCAAAACGAGTTCAGGAACAATCTGGCGCTGAAGGCGGATACGCGAGCGGGCCAGTCTCTTGGCATTCAGCAGGCGCAGCTTGGTTTATCGCAGAGTTCGCACAACGAAAAGCGCGCCGACACGGCCGCACTGCGCACGGCGGGCGTGGAGTACGAAGCGGCACGGCAACAGGGAAACGAGGCTGGCATGAAGGCGGCAACGCTGAAGCTGATCCAGGCGGGCGGAACAGCCCCGGGCGGCTCCAACGCCAACGACCCGGCCGAGGTCAAGCTGGCCCACGCCTATATCCGCGCTGGCCTGGCGGGAAATTTGGCCGAGGGGCTGCAGCTGGCGACCTCCAGCAAGGATTCATCGCCTGACAAGGTGCGTACAGACGTCTACGGCAAGGCGCTTGCGGCCAATTTTGGCAATGCCGAAGCTGCCAAAAAGGCGACCGAAGAGGCGATGACCTATTTATTTCCGGGGGGCACCAAGCCCAGCCGTTCGGCGTCCGGGAAAGTCACAGGCCTTCCAGCGTACAAAGACCAGTCGGAGGCAGATGCCGCGGTCAAGGCAGGCAAACTCAAGGCGGGCGACCGGATCACAATAAACGGCCAGGCAGGCACTTGGAAGTAATGATTCGGCTTTGAATCGTGGCAAGGATGGCACCCTCACGGAAGTTAAATTCTGTGAGGTTGTGCCATGCCCTTTGAACCCGATGCAGCGCCCCAGGCGCTTGGCCGTTTTGTCCCTGATGACGAAAACGCACCACCTACAAAAAGGGTAAAACAGGATCGCTCCTGGCTTGATGCGGCCGCCGATACAGGCGTTCAGCTCGCAGAAGGCACAAACAGTATTTTGGGCGCCATTCCAAGCCTGGTAGCCCCCAACTCTGACACAGCGGAGTTTTTCAAAAGCGGCGCCGACTACTGGCGTGGCAAACAGTCCGATGAAATGCTGGCCCGCCAAGCAGAAGCCGGAAAAGTCATTGACCGTGCCGGGCAAGATGGCGTGTGGTCCCAGGTCAAGGCTGCTGCGTCTGAGTACGCCAGCGATCCCGCTCTGGCGGCTCGGTTCGGCGTGACCAACATCCCCAGCCTGATTCCCGGCCTGGGTCTTGGCAAGCTGGCGCAAGTCGGCGGCGCTGCTGCTGGTCTGGGTGCTGCTGCGCAGGCGGCGCTGGGTACCGGAGTGGCTGGCGCTACCAATGCAGCGTTGAACGCTGGCGGTGCCCGTGGCGATGCTTATGACGACATCAAGAAAACCCTGATTGATAAGGGCGTGAGTCCGGCTGATGCCGAAGAGTTGGCGTTGCAGGGCTCGGTCATGCCAGCGGCTGTTGGCGCTGCAACGGGTTACCTTAGCGGCAAGATCGGCCTGGAGAAGGCTTTGCTGGGCCAGGTCACGGCGGGTGGCGCCATCAAGAAGGCCGCAGGCTCATTCGCGGCCGAAATGACGGGCGAGCAGGTAGAGGAAGTGTTGCCCAAGCTGGCCACCAATACCGCTGTGCAAGATGTTGATCCAACACGCAAAGCAACGCAGGACATTGGCCGCACGATGGTGGAGACGGCATTTGGTGCTGGCCCAACTTCAATCGCGGCGGCTGGATCAACCGGGTTGCGCACCTACCAGGAAGGACAGCCTTCCGGAGCGCCTTTAGAAACCCCTCATAATTCAAACGCAGCCCCCGTCATTGCTGCGCAAGATGCTACCAATTCAATAGCAAAAGAACCAGACACAACGGCGGCTGAAAAGGCCTTGCTGGCGCCTGTTGCCTTGACGGCCTTGGACCGGGTGAATGAAATCGACCAGTCCGCTGCCGCGCTGAGTTCGCGGGCGGAAGAGTTGAATCGCCCTGATAGCGGGTATGGCCCGATGTTCGACCAGGAGCGCGCTGAGCTGGCAACTCAGAAACAAGAACTGGCGACGGAACGCGCTGAGCTGGCCAAAGATTGGCCCAAGTCGGTGACCGGCATGCCTTCGAGCTTCACCACCGAAGCCGGGGCGCGTGTGGAGGCGCAATACGCCTTGATGGATGCAGCGGACCTGATCACTTCGCACGACGAGGGATTGCGCAAGAACCCGCTGTACCCGCCTGAACTGCAGCCGCGCGAGCGTGATCGTGCTGCCAGCGAAATGCAGGTGTCGGGCATTGTGCAGAAGCTGGACCCGGCCCGCCTGGGCTTGTCAGCCGATGCGGCCAACGGCGCGCCCATTGTGGGTGCTGATGGCTTGGTGGAGTCGGGCAACGCCCGCACCATCGCCTTGAAGCGGGTGTACCAGGCTGGCGGCCAGAAGTCGGAAGATTACAAGCAGTTCCTGCGCGCCAACGCAAGCCAGTTCGGCATCACCCCGGAGGCGGTCGACGGCATGGCTAAGCCGGTGCTGGTGCGGGTTCGCTCCACGCCGGTGAACCGCGCCGAGTTTGCGCGCCAGGCGAATGCCTCCACAGTGGCGGCCATGGCCCCTAGCGAGCAGGCCAAGTCGGACTCCAACCGGATCGACTCAATGGAGGACCTGGTGCCAGACGACGCTGGTGATTTCTCCAATGCCGCCTCACGCCCGTTCGTGCGGCGCTTCATGGCCCGTCTGCCCATCACGGAGCAGGCTGGCATGATTGATGCCAATGGTGACCTGTCCACCACGGGTTATGCCCGCGTACGCAATGCGGTGCTGGCCAAGGCCTACGGCGACTCGCCAGTGCTGGCGCGCATGACCGAGAGCATGGATGACAATTTACGCAATGTCTCCAAGGCCATGATGATGGCGGCGCCCAAGGTGGCGCAGATGCGCTCGGCGGTCAGTGCTGGCAACCGCTTTGATGCCGACATCACGCCCGACCTGATGGCGGCGGTAGAGGAATTGTCGCGATTGAAGGATGACGGCGGCTCGGTGCAGGATGCGCTGGCCCAGACTGACCTGATGGGCGACCAGCGTTCGCCCGAGGCCAGCCAGTTGCTGCAGTTCCTGAGCGACAACATGCGACGACCTCGCCGGATGGCGGATTTCATCGGCGCCTACATGGATGCGCTGGACGCGGCCGGTGACCCGAACCAGGGTTCGTTGCTGGGAGAAACGCAGGCGCCAGCCAAGAAGGATTTGTTAACTGCTGCTGAAAAGGCGACCAAAAATGAAGTTCAAGACGGTGGATCAAAAGGTGCGGGCACTGCACAAAAAGCTGGCGACCAAACTCAACGCCAATCCGAAGATGCGCAAAGCCGTGGCCGCAGCGCTCAAGCAAATGGAGTCGGCAATGGACCCCAAGCGGCCGCTAACGATGCAGGACAGCCCGGTAAAGGGTGGGTAGCCTTTCCGGGAAGCACCGGCACGCTGCGCATTCCGCGCGCCGAAATGCCACAGGTGAAAGCGGATCACCGCGGCGCACTGGTCAACTTCTTGAAGGCGCAAGGCATTGACCAGCAAACCTCTGAAATCAACCCAGCCGACCTGAAGCCGACGCAGGCCGAGTTCTCGCCGTCCAAGGTGGAGAAGTTCCAGCGGGCCACCACCAGGGGCGAGCGATCCGTTTTGACATCCTCGGACGGCTACATCCTTGATGGGCACCACCAGTGGATGGCGCACCTGGCAGAAAAAGCGCCAGTCAAGGTGATTCAGTTTGATGCGCCGATTCGTGAGCTGATGACCAAGGTGTTTGAGTTCCCGAGTGTTGGCGTGTCCGATGGCGCCACCACGACCAGCGCGCGCGATGCGGCCGCCCAAGACTTCAAGGATGCACTGGCCGACCTGGCGCTTATTGCCAGCAAGAACACCCGCGTGATGATGATGCCCGAGAGCACGCCGGACTTGATGCCGACACTGGTCAAGTTGTTTCGCGCTGCCATTGAGGTGGTGGGGGCGGACCTGCGCAAGGCCATTACCCATGTGAAAAATGCCATGAAGGCAGACCCGGCGCTGAAAACTCACTGGAACAAGATTTCCAACGAGCTGTATCAGAAGGCGGCACTGCAGGCCATGGAAAGCCCGTCGAACGATTCGCAAGACTTGTTCAGCATGCTCTCCAGCCCGAACCAGGGTGGATTGTTTGACCAGCTCAACAATGCCGAATCACCCAAGTTGGCCAAGATCAGCGGCCGCACCTACGACATGAAGCGAGACAATTACAAGGCGCAACCCGCCGCTGATTTTGTCTCTGCTGAGTTGCTTGGAACTGCAAATCAGACGATCAATGAGTTCTTCACGGTCAAGCAAAAAGCCTTGATCAGCACTGAGGACCGGGCTAAGGCTGAGGCTGACCTGAAGCCATTGTTGCAACTGGCCGCACTCGACAAGCCCGCTTTCGACCAGGCCATCATTGATGTGGCCCAAAAGCATGGCATTGGGCAAATGATTGCACCGCTCAAGTCCATTGGGCGCGCTGCTGAAAAGGTTGTGAACGACTACAAGCGGGATGCGGATCGGATTGCCGATTTGCTCAGAGCCACCGTGATCGTCAACAGTTACGCGGATGCAGAGAGTGTGATTCTTGCCCTGTCGAAAGAATTGGATGTAGAGCTGATCAAAAATAAGGCCGGAACCGATTTGTCAGGCATTGGCAAGGAGCTTTTAGGAAAGACGAAAAATCAGGATCGGGCGAATTT